ATGGGTGGTGGTTTAATGCAATTAGTAGCCTATGGAGCTCAAGATATTTACCTTACAGGTAATCCTCAAATTACTTTCTTTAAAGTAGTATACAGAAGACATACAAACTTTGCTATGGAATCTATAGAACAAGCATTTACTGGTTCCGTTGGATTTGGTAGAAAATGTACCTGCACCATTGAACGAAATGGTGATTTGCTTCACAAAATGTATTTAGAAGTTGATTTAACATTAGTTGGAAATGGTAATTCTTTAATGGAGAAACATTTAGGTAACATTGGTCATAGTATGATTAGAGAAGTAGAAGTTAGTATTGGTGGACAATGTGTCGATAAACACTACGGTGAATGGTTAGAATTATGGTCTCAATTAACAAATACTGAACAAGGTCTTGTCAAAAATAGAACATTAACTAATGGTTCTTTACAAACTGCTAATGGTAGAAAATTATATATTCCTCTCCAATTTTGGTTTAACAGAAATCCTGGTCTCGCACTCCCCCTTATTGCTCTCCAATATCATGAAGTTAAACTCACCGTTTTCTTAAATGATCGAGTCGCAGCAGGTGGAGAAGATGTTTCTGACGTATCAATGTGCTTATTCTGCGACTACATCTTTCTTGACACTGATGAAAGACGTAGATTTGCTCAAGTTTCACATGAATACCTCATTGAACAATTACAATACAATAATTGTCTCACTGTTAAAGCAGGAGAATCCGCAACTAATGTAGAATTAAGATTCAATCACCCCTGTAAAGAACTTGTTTGGGTAGCACAAGATCAAGGCATGTCAGGAGCTACTGCTTTTAAATTCGGTAAAGCTGGAGGAGTAGGTGATAACGTTGTAAGCGCAAAATTACAACTTAATGGTCATGACCGTTTCCGTGAAAGAGAAGGTTCATACTTCAGATGTGTCCAACCTTATCAACATCACACTGGTGCTCATAAACAAGACGCTAACGGAAATGGTTACATGTATGTTTATTCATTTGGCTTAGAACCAGAAGAACATCAACCATCTGGAACCTGTAATTTCTCAAGAATTGACAATGCTGTCCTTCAATTACAATTAGACGATAGCACTTCTAAATTTGTCAAAGTTTACGCCACAAACTACAATGTCCTTAGAGTTATGAGTGGTATGGGTGGTCTTGCCTACTCTAACTAAGTTTATTAGTTTTAATATAAAGATTAATATCTTTATTTATATTAAAACTATATTATGGGAGGAGGTTTCATACAATTAGTAGCATATGGTGCTCAAGATATATATCTCACTGGTAATCCCCAAATCACCTTTTTTAAATATGTATATAGAAGACATACTAATTTTGCCTTAGAAAATATTAATCAATTCCCTATAGGACAAATCAAATGGGGAAATAAATTAATATTTAATATTGAAAGAAAAGGTGATTTATTAGGGAAATGTTATATAGACTTTTATATAGAGTTTAAAAACGATAATAAAACTCTTAATTTATCAGAAATTAAAGAAGAAGCTTTTTATAAAAATAGTTCAATAGCTAAGAGTTTAGGGCATTCTTTTATAGACTTTGTTGAAATAGATATTGGTGGACAATTAATTGATCATCATAGCGGACAATGGTTAGCAATTAAATCCGAATTAAGTCAAAATTTCAATAAAAGATTACAGGAGGTATTATTAAATGGACCATTTAATAATGCTTATCATTTAGGTGATAATGTTATACATATATCTGTTCCTCTTAAATTTTGGTTTAATAGTGATCCTGGACTATATTTACCACTTGTTTCCCTTCAACATCATGATGTTAAAGTAATATTAAAATTAAATCATAAAAATAAATTTATATTGTCTAAAAATGTTACTAAAAGAACTAATAATGTTGTAGATATAGTTATTAAGGATTTAAATCTTCATTGTGACTATGTCTATTTAGATACCGAAGAAAGAAAAAAATTTGCCCAAGTGTGTCATGAATATTTAATCGAACAAGTCCAGGAGCATCCTGGTGAATATTGTCAACCAAGTATAAATCAAAAGGTTATTCCTCTTAACTTAAATCACCCTGTTAAGGAATTAATTTGGACAGTAAACAATTCTAAACTAGCTGAACAATATGGACCATATTGGAGTAATGGTGCTGAAAAAATAAAAACATGTTTAATACAAATGAATGGTGTAGATAGATTACCTGAAAAATCAGGAAATTATTTTAGATTAATACAAAAATACCAACATCATAATGGGATTGATTTAAGATCATTTATTAAGAATTTAGTATCCCCACTATTTAATAATTCTACATCAATATCCAATGATTTACCCATAACACAATTAGATATTTTTAGCTATAGTTTTGCTCTTAAACCTGACGAACTTCAACCATCTGGTTCCTGTAATTTTTCAAGATTAGATAATGCTATTTTAAAAATATCTTTTCAAAATAATTCAGAAGACAATGACAGTTTCAATGTTCGCGTATTTGCTACAAATTATAATGTTTTAAGAATTAAAGCAGGAATGGGTGGACTAGCTTATTCTAATTAAACTCAACACTATATAATCATATGTAATGGGTATGATAAATAATATTAAAATCTCTATAAATAATAGTATAAAATATGGGTGGGTCACTCATGCAACTTGTAGCCATCGGGGCTCAAAACACATATATAACCGGCAATCCTCAAATTACTTTTTTTAAAGCAATATATCATAGATATACTAATTTTGTTATCGAATCAATTGGTCATACATTTGATGGCCAACTAGGTTTTAATAAAACAATAGTATGTTCAATTCCAAGAAAAGGTGATCTTTTATATAAAACATATTTAGAATTAGACTTAGAATTACCTGAAAAAATTGATAGCGATGGTAATGTTAAGAATGTTGATTTAGTTAAGAGAGCAGGTATTGCTATGATTTCACATATAGATTTCGAAATAGGTGGCCAAATAATAGATAAACATTATGGTGAATGGATGGATATATGGTCGCAACTATCTATGACAAGGGAAGATTATTCGAAGTTTGAACGAATGGTTGATTTTTCAATAAGTTCAAAAAATAATCTAAAAAAGGTTTATATACCTCTTTTTTTTTGGTTTACTAAACAACCAGGATTAGCTCTACCTTTAATTGCATTACAATATCATGAAGTTAAATTAATAGTTACTTTCAACAAATATAATTCAATTTGTAAAGAGTTTCCAAATTTTAAGAAACCTAAAATTAACTCCTGTTGTTTGTTTACAGATTATATATTTTTAGATACCGACGAACGTCGTCGATTTTCTAAAAATGATCACGAATATCTTATAGAACAGGTTCAAGTTGGTATTCGTTCCGAACTTCCAATTCAAAGAGATTCCGTAAATTTATATTTAAATTTTAATCATCCTTGTAAAGAAATTTTTTGGACTTGTCAGTCTGAAATTTTTAGAAAAGTATCAACTAAAGATTACGATAATCCCTATTTTGAACCATTTTGTTATTGCAATGGAAATGAATTTTTACCAGATCATGTAAGGAAAGCCTTATTAATATTAAACGGTAACGATCGTTTTTACGAAAATAATGGAAAATATTTTAGATTGATTCAACCTTTTCAACACCATACAGGTGGATATAATCAATCAATTAATACAGATGATTGCCAAGGGTTTATATATAATTACTCATTTGCTATGAATCCTGAAGAATACCAACCTTCGGGAACATGTAATTTTTCAAGGATTGATACTGCTGTTCTTAAATTAATTTTAGATGAATTTTCTTATAAAGATTCTGAAAAAAAATATATTCACGTATATGCTACTAATTATAATATACTTAAAATATCAAGTGGAATGGGAGGATTAACTTATTCTAATTAATAATAAATATTAAGAGATTTTTATCTAAAGAAATAATCTTTTAATATATTAGATTATTTAAATTATGGGAGGAGGAATTTTTCAATTAATAGCATATGGCTCTCAAGATGTATATTTAACTGGTAATCCTCAAATTACTTTTTTTAAGGCTATTTATAGTAGACATTCTAATTTTGCTATAGAGTCTATAGAACAAGTTTTTAAAGGATCACCTAAATTTAATACAAAAATATCCGTTAATTTAGGAAGAAACGGTGACTTATTACATGGTATGGTTTTAGAAGCTGATATAATAGCAGAGTCTTCTAAAGCAATATTAGTCAATAGACCTGGACACGCACTTATAAAATTTGTAGAAATAGAAATTGGTGGACAAATTATGGATAAACAATATGGAGAATGGATGGATTTATGGTGTCAATTATCACATTCTCGTGAAAAATTTACCAAATTAGACAATATGATAAGTGGGAGAATTAAATCTTCTGTTGGTAATAATCATAAATTATATATTCCGCTACAATTTTGGTTTAATAGAAATATAGGATTAGCTTTACCATTAATAGCTTTACAATATCATGAAGTTAAATTAAATGTATTTTTGAATAAAGAAGGTAATATTAGAAAAAATCACATTAATATAGAATCTAGTGACAAATATAAAATCAAAAGTTTAAGACTTTTTTGTGATTACATATTTTTAGATACTGATGAAAGACGAAGATTTGCACAAGTTTCACATGAATATCTTATTGACCAAGTTCAATTTAATAGTAAAAGTATTGTTAAAAATAAATATAAAGAACACGAGGTTAAATTAAATTTAAATCACCCATGTAAAGAATTGTTTTGGATTGTTCAATCTAATTTAATGATAGGTAAAGATATGGATGGTATAGGAATTTATAATTTTCCTTTTGATTATTCACGACCAAATACTGCTGATAATACTACTATGGAATTAGAAAAATGGACATTCAATTCTTTGGAATATTGGGTAAATAGAGTATCTAAGATAATATTTGACGATGAAAATAATAGGATAGGAAAATGGGGAGAAGATAATACTTTTTTCGAGAATGCCGGTGGAACAGAACCTATACCTGGAGATATAAATACTATAAAAAAAACAGTAAAAATATATCAGGATAATATAGGAGATAATATAAAAGGAGCAGTTTTACAATTAAATGGAGCAGATAGATTTTCTAAAAGAACAGGGACTTATTTTAGAGTAGTTCAGCCTTATCAACATCATAAAGGAGGCTATGATCAACAAAGAGGGCTATGGTATTCAGACAATTTTAGTATTGATCCATTAATAGGCCCATCTTCTGGAGAAAAAGGTTATATATATAATTACTCATTTGCTATAAACCCCGACGAACATCAACCTTCCGGAACATGTAATTTTTCAAGAATTGATAATGCAGTATTAAGATTACAAATGAATAATGTTAATAAAGAAGTACAATCTATTTTAGACTTAATGGAAGAAGCACTCGATTCTGACACTACTGATATACAATATTATAAAGAATTAGAAAAAAAAATTCCAAATACTCCTATAAATACCATAAGAGTTTATGCTACTAATTATAATGTTTTACGAATTACGAGTGGTATGGGTGGTTTAGCATATTCTAATTAAGATACTAGAATAAAATTTTCTCAAAAGTTAATAAATATATAAATATATCATATATGTATACTTTTATTATAAATCCAAAAACAAATAGAAAAGTATCTATTTTTTCTAGACTAGGTAAGAATATCGTTAACAAGTACATAAATAAAAATAATGTATTTAACTTACAAAAAGGTGGTAATAAATTTATTAAAAAGGATAATGAACTTATTAAAACTTTAAAAGATTTTAATATTGTATATATCAATCTAGATTCTAGACCAGAAAGAGCCGATTCAATTGAAAAACAATTGAGAAACAATGGCTTAAGTGCAACTAGAATATCTGCTATAAATGGTAAAAAGTTAAGGGATAAGAGTTATCGTCAAAAAATTGCACGGGAACTGGATATTGCAAATTCTGAAAATCTGAGCCCCAAGTTTTGGATGAATCGTTCTAATTTTAAAACCATGATTAAAAAAGAAGATCCTATTTTAGGAAGGGTTGGATGTTTTCTAAGTCATATGAAAGTAATGAAAACTGCTTTAGAAAAAGGGTGGGATAATGTATTGGTTCTCGAAGACGATGTTATGATTTTACCAGGTAGTTCAGAGACTCGAATTACTATACCTGATACTGACAATGTAGATATTCATTATTTTGGTGGTATGTTTTGGCACTCTGGTAAAAATGATTTTAAAACAACTGAGGTCCAACCCAAGGATCCAAAATCCGAATGGATTAAAATTGATCCAAAATATCTCAAATTAATTGGAACATTTGCCTACTCCGTTAATAATCCACAAAAAATGAGAGATATTTACAATTTTTGTAAAAGTGTATTTATTGGTGGAAAAGGACACGATAAACATGATGAATGGAGAAGTGGGAACATTAAAATGAGAGCACAAGCTATGGATTTTCTATATATTAACCATTTTCAGAAAAATGGCCAATGTATGGTTCACAATCCTGTTCTTTTCAGTCATTTTGAAAATATGGGATCAGATATTTCCCCACATTATGGAACAAGTAGTGGAAAGTGGAAACATTCATTTTTCTATCATCCTGATCAAGAAAAAAAAATGTTGAAAATGTTAAATAAAAACTAAAATAATTAACGTTGGAATCAATATTTTTAAGCTTATATATACACATGTTCTATTAAAAAAAACAACTCTTTCTTTTTGGACTAGGAATACATTTACTTAAATCAAATAATTTAATAGAAACCGAATCAGACTGTTTTTTACTAAATTTATTTAACACTGTATGTTCTTCTGGTCTGTCTGTATACAAATGAATTAATTCTTCGTTTGAAAATTTAGAGTATTTTTTTTTTAAAGCATTTGCTACCCTTATTAATTGTATTCTTTTGGCATCTAATGTTACTGGGCTTTTTTTACCTATAGATTTGAATGATTTTGAATATTCAGTTGCTTTATTCAAATGTATAATTAATATCATTAATGAAGGGATGATAGATATATTGTCATTATCTTTCATTTTATCATGAAAATCTTTGATATTCATAACATCATATAGGTGTTTTTTACAACAATCTTTAAATGTTCCATATTTTTTGTCAAACAATTTATATAGTCGCTTATCTTTTTTTCTTAATTTAATATTAAGTCTGGTTATCGATAAAGTATTTAATGCTGCTCTAATTACAATGGCCGTATGATGATCTTCATTTTTATAAGATTTTTCAGCTATATCTAAATAATTATAATAGTTCATTTTTAATTGATGTCTATTTGAAATTTCTCCATTAAAAGTTAAAATAGCTATAATTATATTTGTAATTGCGTTATTAACTAATACTGATATTTTTTTTGGGTTTTTATAATCTAAGTTAGAATATAAATAACAACTACTCATTCTTAGTTTATCGACTGTATCTATTAAATTAATATCATATTCCGTTGTAAATAAATCTATCATAACACTTCTAAGCAAACCTTTATTTTTTTTTAATTGGTTTTTTCTATATGACAAATCATTCATAGATAGATTAAATAATTTTAATCCCTCTTCTGATATAGTTCTTTCTCTCATTAAAGTTAATATTTTGAACAATCTTTAAATAAATTCACTATATATATGATGTAAAGTTTATAAATAATTTAAAGAAATTTATAAACATTATTTATATTTTAATTCATTTAATTCTTTGTATAATTTTTTTGAAATTTTAGTCAAAGAACCAAATTTTCTATTATTTCCCTTTCTTTTATCACGTAATTTAACTTCTGTCCAAGATTTTCCTGTTTTTTTATCGGCATTTTTCTTTTTAGTATTCAGAGTAGTTAATTCTGGATAAGCTGCTGCTAAAAATTTAGCACTTTTATCTACCTTTTCCCAAGTACGATGACCTGTTGATTGTAATCCTCCTGGTTCTCTATAACATTTAGTATACGCACATACATTATTAAACCTAATAACACCACCATCTAATAAATAATATTTTATAGATCTTTCATAATCTTCTTTATCATGAACTGTTCTTAATTCTGCTTCCTTACAATTAATAGCTCCACAAGCACCTCCTTCAATATATCTAAGATCTTCTGATAAATTTTTAGTTTTACGTAGTCCTTGTTCATCGCCTGGCATATTCTCAGGTGTAAGGAAAAAAGGATTATCTACCGGATGAATACCAAATAATCGCATCCCCCTCTCCTCACACTCTGTAAATCCTTCTATAATAAAATCATGAATAGATCCCACCTCTCCTCCCTTTTTCATTAATTCTAATCGATTACCCGTTTTCATCCATTTTTTAAAATTTGTTTCATTTGGTTTTAATCCCTTATCCTTTAGTTTTTTAGATACTTTTTTAATACTTTCTTCATCAAAAATACATTTATACATACTATACATATCATCATCTAAATAAAATACATATTGACCCTCTTCGAAATAATTTGCCATGAAGTTTCTGATATTCATGACACCTAACTCTCCTACAATAATGTTTTGACCATAATTTTTAAAACCATTGTTCAATGATTTTTTATATTTCATTTTTTCAGAATTATTAGCAACAAAAATGTAAACTCTGGATGGATCAATATTGTTAATATCTAGCATATTTAATGTAGCTTTTTTAATATTCTCTTCTCTATTATATGAAGGTATAGCTATTACGTAATTTTCTTTAGAATGTTTTGAACTATATTCCATATATCATTTTAATAGATATTATTTATAATTAATATTATTAAATTAAAATTAAATTAAATTATTAATAATTTTTAACTGTATTATTAATAATGTAAACTGTATTATACGTGATAACATATATTGTTTAAACTGAACCATTTAGTTCCACTTAATGCTGTCCCTGCCCACAATACTTTCCCATTTTTCATGACATCTACCCTGGTTACACCATTTCCAGATGAACATAAAAATGTTAAATTTCTTTTTGGTCTGTATTTTATAGGTAATAATGTTATTAATTCTGGTTCTAAACTAGTATCATAAATAATATTTTCCATAGGACCCCCACAAGATTCTGCTGGATTTCTTGCACATTTCATGTAACAATCGGTTGATTCTCCTTCAGTTCCATATTTATTACCACTTCTACACTCTCCTCTATTACTTAAACCAATATATTGATCACCTCTTTCCATAGCAAGAATCGCACAGGATCTTGTATCTTGATTGCTACCTAAATAATTAGGTAAATCATTTTTATAGCATCCCAGAGACTGTTTTAATTTTTTAAAAACAGGTTTTCTATAATACTTAATAACTATCCCGCTAATATTGACAAAACTTGCTCTATCCCCAGTATTTAAATGGACTTTGGGATCATTTGTAGCTTCTCCTTTTGTTAAATATCCACCTGATAATTTTAATTTCTCTCCCCCATAAATACTCCATGATAAACCTTCACCATATATTTTAGAACCATGTTTATGATTAGTCGTGATTGTTAAACTATTATTCGTAATATTAATTTGAGCGGGCTTCCCGTCACTGGAAGCAGCAAGAAAAGTTGATTTTGTAGTAATCTTCGCCCTTGAATTCATTTTTTGCTTAGGTCGAATGACTTCACCTCTATAATTTTTCCAATAACTATAATAATTACGAGGCCCTCTTAATCCAGTTATTAAAAATCCCGCCCCATAGTCGAAAGGTATTCCATTCCATACACTTTGAGATCCATGAGAATGTCTCAGAAATCTAATATTTGATAATGATACTGGATTATCTTTAATATATGTTGTAGGTGACATTTTTCCCTCTTTTGAATTATTGTCTAAAATATAAATATATCCATTAGTAGTTATTTTGACAACTACATATCCACCTACAGTATAAGCAATAGTATATATATTTCTATCAGGTATCGATGATTGTGGAATGGATGCTACCACTACATTTGCCCTTGGGCCTTGAATAACACCATCTATAAAAGTAAAATTTCCAAAATTATTAACTGTAACTGCACCCCAAGATTCGTCATTATTTGAAATATCCCATTGATTTCTAAATTTTACGGTAGGTTCTCCTGAAACTGGAAAAAATGATAATTCTGGATCAAATTGTCTTAGGGGAAATGTTCCATACGCAATGGTCTGTACTAAATCGTGAGTTAATTCCATAGGATACCACACCATTTTAGATAAATGGAATTTACCATCAGGGGCATAAGGCTTATATGCTAAATAAACATCACTTTCAATTGGAAATATAGGATGACCCATCCAATAATGTGACACTACCTCTTTTCCATTATAATAGACTTTGAAATGATCTTTTTTTAATGTCATTGCAACATGTGTCCATTTTCTATATTCTAAATTAGGAGTATCTACTAAATGTCCTAATTTTATCTTGTCTGTAGTAGATTGATGAATACGTAGCCTAGTACTATTTGGATGTATATAGATACCTGGGCATCTCATAGTATCATTATTTCCAACGTGTATTATATTTCTCCATCCTCCCTTTGGTGCATCTATTTTTATCCAAAATGCTATAGAAAATTCATATTTAAATAGTTTCGATATTAAATCATAATCATTATTATATCTAGCATTTCCATGATATTGAGGAGCTTCTATAAGTGACATCCCGGCATTTTTACTTCCAGCTCTTGCTACTGATACATGTTCACAGCCTTGTGTCTTAGTGCACCAATTTTTAGCTTCATCTTTGGTAAATTCCTTCATACCATTTTTTTTTCTAACATTGTCTCTTGCCGGGTCACCTGTATAATCCATACTATGTTTTTTTCTTTCTACATATTTACCAGTCCATACTTTAGCTATAGGTAAATCTGATAATTTAAATTTGGCAAAATTTGCCTTAGTTACTTTAATAGCACTTGGAATTAATACTTTAGAAATACTACCAAATGTACTGGGACCAGCGTATTTTTTACAAAATCCACTTAAATTACTATCATCTTTTGATAATTTAATATGACGCTTAAATCTCTTTGTATTATACTCATCGCTTAATGGATTCATTATATTTGTAACACCTCTAAAAGTTGGAGGATTTTTTGTAACATTTTCGATAATAGCCTCGCATTTTGAATTATCCCAACATGCATCCTTAGCATCTTCAAAATTTATAAAACTTGAAGTAACGTTAGAGGCATTTTTATAGGTTCCTAATTCTGTTCTATATTTAGGGCCTTTCTTTTTATCATATACACCGTCTATATCACTTTCACATAGATGACCTGCTGATGTTTTTTGATAATTTTTCATACTAGCACTACGATTATCGAAGTCATTTGTTTGATTTTCAGATTTAAAAGTCTCTTTAAAATAATTTTTAGTTTTAACTCCATATAACAGAGAAAAAATTAAAACTACTAAAAATATAATATATAGTTGATTATTAGTAATAGTCATGTATATATTATATGCACATAAAGTTATTTTAATAAAATAATTAATTTATTTAAATTATATTTATTTCTTAAGCGCTAATTAAATCTCTTTCTAAACAACAAGCTCCTAGTCCTAGATGACATTCTTTTATATTACTTGCGTTTTTACTGGCATTGAAATGATCACAACTGGTCATATTATTACTAAATTTTGAACAGTATTTGAATTTTTTAGATCCTTGTATATAATCAAATTGACAATATGAATTACCGCTTCCTTTATTCATATCCCCTACTAAATTAATTTGTGGTTCTGCTAAATAAACAATATTATTTAAACTAATTGTTTTATTATTAGTTAAGCTAGTTGATATCCAATATACATGTCCATCAACCATAATATTTATATTAGTTATTCCTTCCCCTGAAGAACAAGCAAAAGATAAATTTCTTCTTGGTCTATATTTAATTGGTAATATAGTTATAAGTTCCTTTTGCTGTGAAACATCATATACTGTGTTCTCTAATGGACCTCCACACATTTCTTCCGGATTAGCATCACATTTCATATAACAATCATCACTATTCCCCAAAGATCCATAAGATGTCCCACTTCGACATTCTCCTTTATTACTAAGTCCTATATATAAATGACCCTTCTTAATAGCTTTTTCTCCACATTTTGTAGCGTCATAATTATTACCTAAATAATTATTATAGTCATTTTTATAGCATCCTATAGGTTTTTTGATATTTTTAAAATTAGGCTTTCTATAATGTTTAATTATAGTTCCATTTAATTGAACTATATTATTAGTAATTGAAACTGTAATATCCTTCGCCCAAGGAGTTCCTTTACTAAAATAACTATTTTTTAAATTTAATTTTTCTCCATTAAATGTATTCCAAAATATACCTTCCATAGAAATTAATGCTCCATTATTATGTGAATTATCAACGCGAATACCATCTTTCATAATTCTAATATTTGCTGGTTTTTTACTATTTGAAAATCCGGTTACTAAAAAATTATTTTTAACTTTAACTGAATTTTCTAAGTTAGTTCTCTCCATTAATTCTCCATTTTGATATGTTGAATATTTAGAAACTCCTGAAAGAACTATATATGATCCTATGCGATCATAAGATATACCCCCTGTTGATAACTTATTTCTTGGACTATTTTTTAAATATCTTATGTTGGAAAGCGATACTGGACTATTCTTTGTATAAACAATCTTAGAATATTTTCCATTTAAATGTGATGAATCATATATATATATATGTCCTGTTTTTTTTATTAATATAGATACATATCCTCCTATAGTAGCACCTATAAAATAACAATCTCTATCAGGGGCATATGAATTAGGAATCTTAGCAACTGACGAATTTATATTAGGTCCTTTAATTGAACCATCTAAAAATATTAAATTTCCTACTTTTTTTAATATTACTTCACTCCATTTTGAATTGTCTTTATTTTCAATCCAATTGTTTCTAAATTTTACCGTAACGATATCACTTCTTATTAGAGAATGTTCCGGATCAAATTCATTTAATGGATAAGTACTAAACGCAAAATTTCTTACTAAATCAGGAGTTAACGCAACCGGAAACCACATCATTTTTGATAAATGATAATTCCCATCAGCTCCTGATTTTACTAAAGTTAATGGTTCATCTATTGGCATAATAGGACTACCTTTAAAATAATGATGTATAATTTCCTTACCATTTAAAAATATTTTTACTTGATTTTCCTTAAGTGTATAAACTAAATGATTCCATTTTCGGTAACCAGTTTCTTGAGTTGGGCCAATATATTCTCCATTTAAGCTTTCAGTAGTTGATTGCCAAAATACCAATTTAGTTCCTTCGGGGGATATCCATATTGATGGAGCATGACTATCTTTATTTTTACCTAAATGTAATATATTTCTAGGGGTATTGGAAGTATTATCTATTTTAAACCAAAATGATATTGAATATTCGTAATTAAATTTCTTTGAAAATAATGTATAGTCTTTATTAATAACTGCGTTTCTATAATTTTGAGGAGGTTCCATATGGCATATACCATTTGAGGATGATGTAATATTGCCTACAGATATGTGCTCACATCCAGATGTTTTAGAGCATAAATTAATAGCCTCTAATTCAGTTAGATGTTGATTTCTTAATAAATTATTATCTCTATTAGAATTAGTCAACGGCATTCTGAGACCATGGCGTTTTTCCAATTTTCCTGTCCAAATTTTATAAATAGGTAATTCTTTAGAACTCAGTGTTTTCAAATTATTAGAAGTTATTTTTATAGCATTTGGAATTAATATAGTTGCTATATCACTCATTGTTTTCCTGCCAGCATATTTTTTACAAAAAGGACTTAAATTATTTCGCTTTTTTTTATTTTTAATAAATCGTTGATGAGTTTCTTTCATTGTTTCAGGACTATTTAATCCATATGGCATTAAACTCCATTTATTCATATTATTTTTTTTTTGTATACCAGCACATCCTGTATTAGATACACATTTGTCTTTAGCAATATCTAAGTTCTTATATTCGGAAGACCCCATAAGTTTATCACCATACCATCCACCTTGTTCAGATAAAAATTTTGGTGGTGAATTTGAATCATATACATCATCAATTCCATTTTCACACATATGTCCAGTATTTGTTCTATTAAAGTTTTGTAAACTTTTAGGTCTCAAATCAAACCCTTCTTCAATTACTACCGATGATGTATTTTTATACATTAGAATCAAATATATGGATAATACTATTCCACAAATGATTAAAATATTAGTTTGTGTAAGTTTCATTCTTATATTATAAACAGATAAAATTTTATTAAATTATCTTATTTATTTATATGTTAAAAATGATATTCCATCTAAACTAATAAACATTGGTTGATTTTCATCTGGTTTATAATATTGTATTAAACCATTATCATTAATAGCTATTTGAGCAGCTCTTTCTCCATAACTTTGGGTAAAAACTATACGTCTATTTGGTCGATATTCGACAGGTAACCATCCTACATTTGTTTCGCTTGATAACGCTGATTTAGTAGTTAATACACCTGATAAAGTTATTAATCGATCATGTTTATGAACCATTGATGGTCCAAATTCAAAATCTTCCCCTACAGTTATTCCTTTAAGAGCCATTACTTCATCGTCTCTTAATGCTCTGTTATATAATAGTAAATTATTGATTTCACCTTTAAATCTATTAACATACCCTTTCCCTATTAATAGTGGATTTGTTCCAGAAACTGCGGAGTTATAACTAGATTTTTTTGTATTTATTTTTTTTCCATTTATATACCACGTCAACGTAGTTCCTCCAAAATTTCTATACCACCTATTATATCTCCTATACCATCTATAATATGTTTTTCTCGTAATCGCAATATGTGTAGGTTTATTCCATGATATTTTTTTACCACAAGTGAAACCTATATATCTACCCCCATTATATCCAGATGTTCCATAATAGTAGTTCATACTACCACTAGGTTCTATAGTTATTGTTCCTTCCCCTCCGTATGCCTTAGCAATAGGATTTTGTCTACCATTAGGAGACGCCGTTACTGTCATTGCTATTGTTTGATCGCCGGTAATTTGGTACATTTCACTTGTCCCTTCATCTAATCCTGTTGTTTTACCATTACCTTCGAAATTTCTTAATTTGTAAACCGCTCCAGATAATAAAGTAGCATCTGCTAATTCATTTGCTAATCTTAATTTAGTATTCATTTTAGGAATACCAAATTTGGTTCTATATCTAGCAGAGCCTTTTTCAATAGGCCAAGAAATACCATCAAGTGGTAACCAACCATAATATCTTGCTAAATCCCATTTATTTGCTTTGTCTACCTTAATTGTTCCATTTTTCTTAACAATAACTCTGGCCAATCCATTATGACAACTAACTGTAAAAATTTTATCATGTGAAGGAGCATAAGATACTGGTATTTTACCAATAACACTTGGTAAAGGCCATGTTCCTTTATTAAATTTAGCTAAACCAGATAACACAATAAAATTATCTGTCCTGAAAAAACTGGGTTTTCTATAACCTTTGGAGTTGTTATCTTTACTATAACTTCTCCAACCCGTGGGTACTAATCCCCCGCCCATATTAAAATCAAAAGTTTTCATACTAGGATAAATTTTATCCTTATAACTTCTGTTTTTTCTACCATTTACTTGACAATAATCCCAAAACTTTTTTCTATCATTAGTAATACACCATAAATTACGACTTCCTATATTTCGACAATAGTTATGATTTCCTATACCATATTTTTTCCAATTGTACATATTCCATGTCCATCTTGGGGCCTTTCCCCTACCTTGTTTATTAAGAACAGTGCCATCTGAACAGGTAATTGGACCTATTCCACCCATCCAAGAATATTTACCCCACCAACCATATGGGTTATATTTTATTTTTTTTACGACACTTTTTCCTGGACATTGATAATTAAAGGCACTTCCGCCATTACTTCTCCCATGTGTATATATAGTTTCTCCTGTTTCACTTATCAATGAAAATTTATCAATTATTCCACCACTTCTACCTTTAACACCTTTAACATTTTTAATCCAATGACGGTGAGGTGTATTACTTGCCCAATTTTGACAAGTTCTACCAGATACTGTTTTATTAACGTGACTTGCTCTAGTGAAATCCTTAGGATCCCATATTTTAGAAACAATTTCATTTTTATCTTGATCTAATAGCATTATTTTTGATCCAGCAATTCTATCATCGTTAGAATCAGTTCTATTATAGATTTCAACTTTTTTAATATCATATCCGCCTTTTAAATCAACCATCCACCAATTGTTAGATCCACCGGAAGTATGATTAAGTGATCCTGATTTCCATTGACCATTACCAGTTCTACCATCAACTGCTTTAGATGCTTGCCCTGCTCTATTTTTATAGGGATTTGTTCGCTGTGTTGCTGGTTTTCCCTGTGATATAATACGATTACCTGAATCATATACTTTAACTTCAGCCATATGTAAATGTTTCCAAGTTCCTACTACTTTTACAAAATATGCTTTTTTATCAATTTTAAATTCAATACTGGATCCAGTAGTTCTAGGGAAATATATACCATCTAAATTTAATGTTTTCCAATAAACTGGTCTAGGTGAAGTAATGAATTGTAAAGTTCCATTTGGTAAAACATCTACTCGACAAGCTCTTCCTTTACCAACATGAAAAATTAATCTTTTATCAGGCCAATAACCCCTGGGTAAAGTCCCAATTATACTTCCATTTGAAGGTGTTCTACCTGCTCCAGCAGTTGTCCCTGATATATATATTATTCCACCCAATTCAATAACAGATGGTCTTCTATATCCTTCTTTTATCCACGCTTCATCGAACATCCATCCATCATTTAACCCTAATAATCTTACTCTATCGTCATTACCTGCTGAAAAAATTTTACCAACATTTCCTACTAAAAAATTTTCCGATAAAGGAACTTTTTTATTATATTTATAAATACATAATAAAACTATTATGGATATAATTAATAAAATAGTATTATTAAATAGATTCATTATAATATAAGGTTATAAAAAATTTCAAAAATTAATTATAATTATTTATAAAAATTTTTGAAATTTTTAATTGTTACATTCTAAAACTACATCTTCATAATGATTACAATTATGTCTAGTAGGTCCCTGTAAGCTAGAACAATCTCTTAAATCTTTCTCGTTCCCGGAACAATTTACATTATCCATATGAATTGTATTTCTTGAACCTCTCTGATTACTACCAGCTCTTGGATCTTTATATTTTTTATTTCTTCCAGTATTTCCTAAATATTTCCCCCCACTAAAACCCATACTTCTACAAGCAACATTAGCAGCATTATTATTTTTATCAAATAAATCATCACATACTGATCCCCATTTATTATTGAATTTATATTCTAATCTACCTTTGTTATTTTCACCAACAAGTCTAAATGGGACGTTATTTTTAAAATTATTTATAGATAATTCATCCTTAATGAAATGATCAGATACTGCTAATTTAAATATTTTGACTTCCGCCAAATCTATATCATTATTACGATATTTCCAACTGTTAACTTTATTTGAGGAATTTCCCCCCCATATTGTCATATTTTGTGGAAAATTAGGATTTCCATTTAATGTAGAGTCTTTAAGTAAATGACCATTTAAATATATTTTTAATTTTTTTCCTTTTAAAGTTACTGCGTAATGTGTCCATCTATTCATACTTATATCTCCATGACGAGTATCAACACCTTCGTTCCAATTACTATCTGTACTAACCCTAGTATGTATAGCTGTCCCATTTGGATATATCCAAATCCCAGGACACCTGGTAGTTGCCTCCTTTGTTCCAACTCTTAATATTTGTCTCCAACCTGAATTTACTTTATTTATTCTAAACCAAAATGATATAGTAAATTGATGACCGTTACCTTTCATCCAAGCATATCTATCTCTATTATTTTTTTGATTTACCATTTTACTTTTAATCCAACAATGAGGATCTCTATTTCCTGTTACAATACCTGCTGCTCCCGGCGTGTTCTCACCTATTCGTCTGCATTCTTCCTTCCATACTCTATGATAAGATATATCATTTCCTGGAAAATCAGTATATGGTAACATTTTCAAACCTTCTGATCTGCCATGATTATAATTTTTTTTCCATATTGCTGATATACTTGATAGACTTTTAGGTTTATCATAAAAATAATGCCATATTTTCTTCAAGTCTTTTTTTTTTGCTAATGAACTACAAATAGTATTATCGTCATTTGTATTATCCAATGATTCATCACATATGATTCCTCCAGTATTTTTCATATATCTTTCCAATCCCGAATCTATAAATTGTTCTTTTTTTGATTTATAAAAGGAACTATATATTATAATTGCAAATGCTAATATAATTGTAATTATTTGATTAGATGTTAATTTCATTAATATAATATATACAAATAAAATTATCATAAAATTGTTATATTTTATTTATAAGTTAAATAGGATATTCCATCTAAACTTATTTGTGAATTTTGATATTGATCTGGGGAACTATAGTGAATATCACCATTATCAGATATAGATATTAAATGATTTCTATTTCCATAATTTTGTGAAAAAACTAAATTTTTATTTGGACGGTATCCCGCGGGTAAATTAGAAATAAGTGATTGTGAACTCTGTGATGTAATGCCTGGTAATATAACATTAGAACGTTGATTTACTTGTTTTATCACGCCAGATAATGTAATTATACTTCCATTTTTGTGAAATTTAGGTGGACCATAATTATTATCTTCTCCCACAATAATAGTTTTAACTTTACTTATCTCTTCAGGTATTAAAGCTCTTCTAAAAATAATTAAATTATTTATTTCCCCTTTAAATGTTCCAGCATACCCCCTACCTATTTGTAATGGAGATAATGTAGCCCCAGCACTGGATATAGTTTTACCAGAACCATCTACTATATTCTTTGAAGATGTTAATTTTCCATTAATATACCAACTTACGCGATTTAACGTAAAGTCTCTAACCAACGCAATATGTGTAGGGGTTTTCCATTTAATTTTAGTTACTGAATTGAAACCTAAATATGGTATTTTTCTACCAGTACCTCTTCCACAATAATAACTTATTGCACCATCTCTTTCAATTGTAATTGACATTTCTCCTCCCCAACTCTTATCGATTATATTTTGTCTTCCATTTTTTTCTACATTAATCCAACAAGATATTGTTTGATTTCCTAGAATTTTAAATGAATCATCATCCCCTTCATCTATTCCGGTTAATTTACCATCACCCTTAAATCTACGCAACTTATAAACTGACCCACTTAATAATGATTCATCATTCATAGGTGATGATAAACTATATTCTTTTGTTAAAACCATAGATAATCCAGCATTTTCATAATTATTCCACATAATTCCAGTTAAATTTATCCAACCATAGTATCTACCTAAATCCCACTTATTAGCAACTGTTACAGTTACTGTTCCTTTAGATGAAACTATTACTTTTGCAGATCCATTATGATTATTTACATTAAATACCTTTGTATATTTAGGTCTAAATTGTTCAGGTATTTCTAAAATAGTAGATGGAATTGGATAATTGTGTGTTTTATATTTCACTAGTCCAGATATAAAAGTATAGTGACTATTTCTAAAAATAGAAGCATCTCTATATGTACTTCCTCTAAGATGTCCATAATTTTCCCAACCTGAATTAATTTTACCCCCTTCCATATTAAAGTCAAAGTTTTTCATAGACGGATAAATTTTAGTCTTATAATTTATTCTACTTTTACCATCTATCCCACAATAATCCCAAAATTTACGCTTATCATTTGTTATACACCATAAATTTTTACTTCCGATATTTCTACAATAATTGTGATCACCTACACCATATTTTCCCCAATCATACATATTCCATGTCCATCTTGGTGCTTTTCCCCTACCTTGTTTATTAAGAACTGTTCCATCAGAACACGTTATAGGTCCTAAACCACCCATCCATGAATATTTACCCCACCAACCATATGGATTATATTTAATTTTTTTAACAAAACTATTTCCTGGACATTGAAAATTAAAAGAACTTCCACCGTTACTTCTACCATGGCTATACATTGACCCTCCATTTTCTGAAATAATGTTAAATCTATCAATTATTCCCCCACTTCTACCTTTTATTCCTTTAATATTCTTAATCCAATGTCTATGAGGTGAGTTACTTGACCATTTTTGACAATCTCTTCCAGATAATGTTACATTAACTTTACTAGCATCTTTATAATCATTTGGGTCCCATACTTTAGATGCTATTTCTTTACGCTCTTTGTCTAATATTTGAACTCTTGCTCCAGCTATTCTAGAATCAGAAGGTATATCAGTTCTATTATATACTTCAACTCTCTTAATATTATAACCTTTCCCCAAATCTACCATCCAAAAATTATTAGTACCTTTTCTAGTATGTGTGAGAGAGTTATTAGTATTGCTTTTATATTTACCATTAGTTCTACCATCAACCGCTTTATTAGCTGATGTAAATTTATTATATGAACTACTATGGCGAGCTTTTTTACCCTGTGATACTAATACGTCTTTATTATCGTATACTTTAACCTCCGCTAATTGTAAATAATTACTTCCTGGTAAAGTTACTCTTACATAGTGTGCTAACCTATTAATTTCAAAATTTAAAGGTGATCCACTATTTAATGAAAATTTAATATTATCTAGAGAAAGTTCAGATTCTTTAGTTCCCGTAATATATACTAAATGTCCATTAGGTAATACATCTACTCTTGTTCCTTTTTTAGTTCCAATATGAAACATTAATCTTTTATCTGGTCTAAAACCTATAGGTAATGATAATATTATTCCCTGCATGCTTCCAGTTACTTTACCAGATAAATAAACAACACCATCTTCTTTTCTAACTGAAGGTTTTCTAGATAAGTTGTTATTAGATTCCCAGTTGTCGCCTAAATTTACTATTCTAACTTTTGGATCTGTCCCCTCTTTATAAAAAGTATCTTGGTGATCTACAGTAAAATGCTCGTTGATACAAAATGCGGTAGGTGGATTCTGTGTACATTCTGTTTTAGGATGTATTTTTAATAATTTTTCTTTAATAAATTCATTGTCAACAGCTATTTTCATTAGAGTCAATTTATCAATTTCTATATCTTCATTGGAATAAGATCTATCGGAACTGTTACCGCCATATATTTTTAAATTTTCGGGAAATACAGGATTACCATATAATGTTGTTTTTTTTACAGATATTCCATCAATAAAAGCTTCTAAAGTTTTTCCTTCCAACATAGTGGTAACATGAGTCCATCTATTTAAACTTGTTCTACCATTAGGAATATCAATTCCTTCATTTGGATTATAATCAGTGCTAACACTAATTCGTATAGAAGTTCCATTAGGATATATATGTATACTTGGACAATTTGTATTATTTGACTCGGATCCTATTCTTAAAATTTGTCTAGTTCTTGAACTTGTATTTTTAATATTTAACCAAAATGATATTGTAAATTGATATCCATTACCTTTTATATAAGAAATTTTTTCTTCGTCAACTACACTTTCTTCAAATTTACTCTTAATCCAACAATCAGGTTGATTTTTATTTACTACATAACCGGCTGAATGGATATTATTTTCTGATAATTTTTCACAATCATCTTTATATACATTGTAATATCTCATAGTATTATCTTTATAATTAGTATTTGGAATTTGCTTTAATCCTTTACTTCTCCCGTGTACATGATAAGCCTGATTTGATAAAATTTTTGACATATCTTTTAAACTAGTTATTTCTGTAATTAAATAAGTTGTGAAATTATTTATATCACCCAATTTTGCGAAATTATTACATATTCCATCCGGGTCATTTGTTTCATCTATTTGAGAATCACAAGTTAACCCTGATATATTTATAAATTTTTCAGATGAAGGGTTTTTTTTATAATTCATTATTGAAACAAATATTATTAAAAACCCAATTAATAATATCATTAATTGTAAATTATTAAATTTCATTAGTATAATATATACAAATAAAATTAATATTTTATTTCATCAATAATTAGTTTATTTACTATTATTAATTAATATTAATTCGGCATCTTTATTCAATTTTTTTAATAAATTTTTTTCTTTATCATCATATTTAACTTGAAAATTTTTAAATTTATATTTTTTATTATTATCTAAATTATCGGATTTTTCATTATAAAATGAATCAATAATATTAAAACCATTATCTACCATATTTTCTATAACTTCTTTCTTATCACTTATAACCCATTCGTTGTTTTTATATATTTGAGCATATGGTAGCTTTTTGTTAGTTATTCTAACATTGTGGTTTTCAGGATGTTTTGGATTAAAATGTATATTTTTTATTAATTTAGGTATAGCAGAATACGGTAAATTTAATAATTTACCTAAATAATCTGAAGATAAATAATCTAAATTTTCTTGTCCTAAATTATTTATATATATATTTTGTTGATTATATGAATTATATGTTGTCCCAACTTTTTCTACAAGTTTTGATATCTCTGTTCTCATTATATCTCTTTCTTTTTTCCATTCTATTTTTTCTTTTTCATGTTGTTCAATAATTAATTTTAATATATCATTTTGATTATTAGTATCATTTTGATTATTATCAATCGTATCATCGGATTGGTTAACATTTATTATTGAATTGTGTTGACTATTATTATAATATTCAAGTTTATTATCATATTTGTCATAATATGGATCATCATTTAAATCATTATATTTATTATCACTTTTAACAAAACCCTTACAATTTCCTCTATTTATATGTTGAGTCAAATATCTTCTTTTTTTAAAATGTCTAAAACAGTTAGAGCACTTAATTTCACCCTGACTATCAGATTTTTTTTTTTTTATATTTTCAGCGTATTTGAGCGTATTTTCAGCGTATTTGAGCGTATTTTCAGCGTATTTGGGCGTATTTTCAGCGTATTTGAGCGTATTTTCAGCGTATTTGAGCGTATGTTTTGTTATATTTTTTTCTTTTTCAGCGTATTTGAGCGTATTTGAGCGTATTTTCGGCGTATTGCTTATTAATTCATTTTTTAAGGTGTATATGCTTATGTCATTTAAAATAGGTTTACAAATTTTCTTCCTATTAAGATGATTTTTATAATGTGTTTTTATTTTAGTTTTCCAACCACATCTTTTACAATTATATAATACCATTAGTTAATATAATAATATATTAATATATTAGATATTATAGCTTTAAATACTAAATATAAGATTTTATAAATATAAGATTTTAAATATTATATTTTTATTTATAAATATAAGATTTTTTTATTTATTGAAAAAACTCCTTTAACTTGCTTTTAATTTTTTTTTATAAATATAAGATTTACGATAAAAAATCTTATATTTATAAAATCTTATATTTTATCTTATATTTGAGGGGGGGAGATTTTTTGAATTTTAATAATTCATTCTGAAAAAAAAAAATGTACTTGAACTTTTTTCGCAAAAAGGTATCTTTTTTTAAGTACTTTACTTTTTCCGTTTTCTTTTTTTCTTTTTTTCTAACTGTTTCTTTTTTTCAGGTTCTAAATAAATAACATTTGTTAAATAACGACATTCTTCATTAATATATTCCCTTACATTATTTAATTCGGATTTAAATTGTTCATCGTCCTTATATATTATATTTAGTATATTAATTGTTTTTTTAGCACTTTTAATACTTTCAAATATTATTAAAACATTTTCTTTAGCTATATTTTTATTTTTAAAATCATTTGAGTCTTTGAATACTTTTAACATTTCTCTAACAAATAAAAATAATTTTTTATAAAAAACGTTTAATGATTTAGTAGTATTAAAACGACTTAAACCATACCACCATCTTTTCACAGGAATGAAGTATTCTTCATTGGTATTTTGTAAAAAAAAATAATTATCATAATATCCTAATTTATTGTATTTTTCTAGTTTAGATATTATGTTTAAATTTTTTAAATAATAGTCTAATTCTAATAAAAATTCTTCCGATTGAAAATTAATAGATGCCATATAAATTATATTAGATTTAATAATATTATATAAAATTTAAAAAAATATATAGTTTTTTAAATAATATTAAATTTAAGCATCTTCTTTTTTCTTTTTAGTCTTTCTCCGTCTTACTACTTTTTTCTTAGGAGTCGGAGGCTTTGCTTCTTCTTCCTCCTCTTCGCTAGAAACTTCACCATCAAGTTCATCTTCTTCATCTTCTTCATCTTCCTCAGAATCTTCTACTACATTTACATGTTCATGTGTTTTAGAATCAGAACTAGATGCCTGAGGCGTATCATCTTCATGATCACTATCTTCAATAAAGGCATATGAAGCCAACGCACTTGTGGAAGTGTAAACCTTGAGTTGAGCCACTGTCCACTTATATCCATACTTACCTCCATTAAATGTTACTTTATCACACTTGATAATTGCTACTACATCGCATCTACCACTTAGTGCTCTTTCTAGTTCATCTACGTTTTTAATTTCATTAGATTTATCATTGACAAACGCCTTGAATCCCATACCATCTTCATATACTGGGAGATTAAGTTTTACCTTAGGGGCATACTTTTTAATAATTTGTTTAGTATCCTTATCTCTTGACCACTTAACAGATGTTCTGAGAAGTGCTTTACATACTTCTCTACTAGCATCTGGATTATCTACCCATGTGAAATTATTTTGATGAGCATGATCAACAAGATTATCTTCCATATCGGTAACCAAATCATAAAATTGCCTGACAGATGGTCTACGAGGCTCGTCTGAATTAGAATCTTCCGCTGGTTCATAACCATTGAATGATACATCCAGAGAGTAAGTTTTTCTACCTGTAGGATTTCCCTTATTATCTTTTTCCTCATAAATACTCATACCATAAGGCGCCAACATTTTAGGCGTTTGAACTAGTAACCATCTACCTTGATATTTTACTTTTGCATATTTTCCTCCATAATTATTGGCCAATGGCCCTTCGAATTTGATTTCAGTTGTTTGGACTTGTTTTGCGAGATTGATTGACATGTTTTGTTTTTGTTTTGTTTTGTTTTGGTTATATTTGATATTATTAATTTATTTTTAAGTTTTGATAAATCAAATTTATTTTTAAATATGAAATAATTTATATTTAAGAAACTATAGAAACTATTGAATACTAAATATTCTATATTGTATAAATGAAAACTAATTTTAATTTTTTAAAATTTGATTGTTAAATAAATTATTTAAGAATATATTAATAACCTTGTCTAATAATGTTAGTAAACGACACTCATGATATATCGAATGATACCATTCAATATAATCCATCAAAATGTTTAGCTAGAAAATCAAGTAATTTACACCTACAATGTAATAATAGAAAAAAAGGTTCTTCGAATTTTTGTGGCATTCATCAGAAATGTTTAAATGTCCAGAGAATAGATAAAATATTGAATATTCCAATAAATAAAAAGTCTTTTAAAATTAAAAAAAGATCAAATAAATTATTGGATTATAATATTTTGGAAAAAAATGATTTTAATAACAATAAGATAAGGAGTTCAGATATTAAATTTACTTTAAAATATTATAAGTTACCTATGTCTAATTGTAAAATAAATAATCTAAATTTGCTAATTACACATTTACGAAGATTAGAATATTACAATAACTATTTGGGAAAAATCATTAGAATACAGCAACATTATAGGAGATATAAAAAAGATTTCATAGATAAATTAAGAGGTCCAGCTTTATATAATAGAATTAATATAAATAATGAGTCCGATTTTTTAACATGTGAATTGGTAAAGGATATACCAAATGATAAATTTTTCTCCTATATTGATTCTGATGGTTTTACATATGCTTTTAATATAGAGTCTATAAAATACTTAATAGATCATGGACAAGATAATCCATATAATAGAAATTCTTTTCCAGATATAATTAAACAAAAGTTTAATAAATTAGTTAAAATAGAAGAAAGTCTAGGTAAAAATCTAGATTTCAAGTTTGATAAACCTATTTCCAAGCATCAAAAAATGAAACAAAAATGTGTAGAAATTTTTCAGAGATTTGATCATTTAGAACATTATGCCCAAGTTGATTGGTTTTTAAATATTCCATTAAATAAACTTAAAAAGTTATATGCTGAAATAGAAGATATTTGGAATTATAGAGCTATGCTAAGTAAAAATATGCAAAAAAAATATGTAAAAGATGGAAAAGCTTTCACACATTCTGTTTCTCAAATAAATAAAATTAATAATATTCTAAAACTTCAAAATATATTATTAAAAGAATTTCATAAATTTGCTTTTGAAGGACAAACAAAAGATGATTGTATAACTTCAACATATTGGATTTTAACGGGTTTGACATTAGTTTCTCCAGAAGCAGCCGAGGGATTACCATATTTGGTTCAATCAAATGCTTTTAATTAAAAATTATTCCGGTATTATATATTTCATATTCCATTCATCGGCCCAATCCATTTCATATTCTTCTAATAGTTCTCCTCTTTTAATTTTCATTTTAATCGCTTTTTTATTTTTTTTTACTTCTTGTTTCGTCATTTGTTCTACATTTTTAATATTATTAATTTCGATTTTATTACCCGATGCGTCATATTCTTCATCAGGTGATGAATTTTTCATAATTGCTTGTTCTGAAGCATATTTTTCCCATTCAGGGTCTCCTTTTATATCACAAATATTATTAGCAATGACCCAGGTAACTTTAGTTGTAGCATCAGCGAATTCCTTATTATGTGTTATCAATACTACACCACCTTCAAAATTTTTAATTGCTTTAGCAAGTGCACCTAATGAATCCCTATCTAAATAATTAGTAGGTTCATCTAAAATTATTAAATGAGGACAATTCCAAGTACATGCTGCTAGAACTACTTTAACTTTTTGACCACCACTTAAATCATTTATTCTAGAGTGTGTAGAAGATTCGGAATCTAAACCAACATTTTTTAAATGTTCTTCGACATTTTTAGATGTTAGTGATTTACCTTGTTGCTGAGATGAAGCTAATTTAGTATCTAATAATTTAATAAGTTTTAAAAATCCTTTTTTAATTAATAATTCTCTTGAATACCAGGTATTAAAATCCATAGATTTATTTTTCCATTTTACTTCATAATGTAGTTCTTTTTTAACCTTTCGACGAGCTATAATTTTTTCAAGAACACGTGTTTCTTTTAAAATTTTCCCATTTTCCTCATCTTTCCACATTACTTCAAAAGGTTTTTCCATAATTTTTTTTTCCTCTTCTGTTATAATAGCGGTAATTTTTGATCTAGCTTCTTTGTCTGCTCCTCCTTCGTATCTCCATCTTATGTATTCATTTGGAGTTTTATCCAAATGTTGCTCAATATGATGAAAAGCGTGTTGTGCAACATACGCAAATCTACAATTAGGATGCTTATATACAGTTCCCGATGTTGGTTCCATTTCACCTGTTAATAATTTTATCATAGTTGATTTACCAGCTCCATTGGCACCAACAACAGCTACCCTTGAAGCCATTGAACATCTAACTGTTACATTATTTAATTGATTCGTTAATGCGCTTGGATATTTAAAGGAACATTTATTTAATGACAATATTGAAGTTCCCTTTGTTCTAATTCCATCTAATATAGATGGTTGTGGAAATTTAAATTCCAATTTAGTTGATCCTAATTCAAAATAAGATTGAGATTCAGGAAATTTAACAACAAAATCACTTATATTTCCCTTATAGGTATTTAATTTTAATTTTTTAAAATGAATAACATGATTAATAGTTTTATTTAAGAATGATGAATCATGCGATACTATTAAACATGTGACATTTGTTAAACTATTTATATAATCTACAACCCATTGAACATTAATAACATCTAAATGATTAGTTGGTTCGTCCATTAACATTATATCGGCATTTTCCAAAGTAGCTCTTATTAGTGCTAATTTCATTTTCCAACCTCCAGATAATTGTGTTATTAGGCCATCGCACATAATTTTAGTAAATCCGCCATCTATTAAAGCTTTTTCAGCTTCTTCTACAGAAATAACTATTCCAAAACTGATTGAATCTGTTAAATATTCTGATACTTTCATATTTAATTGTGATCCTTGAATATCATTTTCAATAAAAATACTTCTTACACCATCTGATGAATTAGGAAAACCATCGACTTGACCATTCGATATTGCTCTCATCATAGTTGTTTTACCTGCGCTTTTTTCGGAAATTATTCCATATTTATATCCTCGTTTCAGATGTAAATGAGAATTATTTAATAAAATTTTAGAACCATATGCTAAGGAAAAGTGTAAATTACATAAATCTGGGACATCTTCATCGTAAATATTTTGATTTATTTTTAAATTACTAGCTTTATTCTGTTTTTTTATTGAAAAACATTTTTTAAATAATGTATTAATTAAATTCAAACAATCCTCTTTATTTAAACTATTTGGTATAATAGATAGTAATATATTTTTCCAATCTGTTATATTATAATTATTAGAGTAATTACATAATGATAAAATAATATCAGATACTAAATTTATTTCTGACTCAATCAAAATATTTTTAGTATTCGTTTCCAAAATATCAATAAATGTTGCTCTTTCTAAACTATTTTTATTTAAGTTATTAGAGGATACTTCTAATAAAATTTTATTTGCATTTGTAAATCTTTCCCTACATTCTGGATCTGAAATATGATCAATCCCTATTTTAAGTAATGGTGCTAAGACGGGCATAAATGGCTCAACATCATATGAATTTTTAACTAATTTTGCCATATTTTCAGTAATTACAGCACATTTTCGTTTAACAGATGTTTTTTTATCGTTGAAACCTCTTTTTAATAAAGGAACTGTTATAGACAATGCTGAAGATGTTACTGTTTGTACAAATGTAGTTCCTGCTAAATCATGAAGACAACTTTCGACATTTTCGGGATTTGAAATAGCATTTACAAGTTTTGGTATAAAGGGTTCTAAATCAGTATTTTGTATAGATCCGCATACTTCTTCTAATGTTTCAGCAGCTTGTATTTTTACAATTTTTTTAACATCCCATATAAGAGCACTAATAATAGGAACTAATTTTTCCATCATATTTTCTATCTCAATTGGAATTCTTTTAGCAGATATTCCTAAAATTTTTAGAGATAATACCTTTGTCTGCCATTTTGAAAGAGGCGATAGTCCTGATTTTTTTGTTCCCAATATAAATTTATTCAAATAAACTGGTAATAATAAATTAGGCATAGAATTGAACATTATTAATACTACTTTTTCTGCCAAATTACGTATTTCTCCACTTTTTTTATCACCTACCAAATTTAAGAAAGTATTATTTAAATTAAATAATAAAATAGATATATTAGTATTGTTAAGGTCTGATAATGATATTACTAATTCTAAACCTTGTTTTCTTAAATTTTTATCTTGGTTTAATAATAAATTATTAATATAATCTATTATTTTGATATTTGTATTTTCATTATTAAAAGATTTACTATTTAATAATTTATGTATATCCTGGATATGATTACAATCTTTCTCATTCTCACTTTCAGCTAAATTCATTTTTGTATTAATAAGCACTTAATATATTTTTAAGTGATTAATATAATTTTAATAAAATTTTTAATATTTTTTTAATATTATTATATAATATAAATGTCAAAGCATAATTTTGAAGTAGTACATACTGGTATAGTATGTCAAAAACATGTAGATTGTATTAATAACTTTTTAAAATATAATAAAATTGTTTTAGAACACACAATATCTATATGGAAAAATAGGGATGGACAACCTAAGAATATTCCAGAAAGTGAAAAAGAAGAATACGCTAATGATTTATATAAATTAGGTTATGTAAATAGTAAAAAAACTGCTTTAAACTTTATTAAACACTGGAATGAATCACCAACAATATGTTGTATGGTTGACGGAATGGATAGAAAAGGCAGATGTGTTAATCATTTATCACAATGCTATAATCTAGACGGGCCTGAAAGAAATAGAACAATAACATTAGATGAATTATTGGAAATAAAACTTAGAGCAGGGATAATACCATCAGACTCAGATTGTATATCAGATAAACATTGTAAAGAAAAAAATAAAGTATCTTGGAGAGATCCATTTACATATACTTGTGAAAAACCTGAATTTAAGTGTAAAAAAAATTTAAAAGCAGAAAATGAAGCAACCAATTATAGTAAGGATGGAATAAATATTCATTCATTAGGATCTCTTGAAGAATTGGAATTTTTATTAGATAAATAATTAAAATGATCAATATATGGATGTTTAAATATTTCATTTAATTTAATTCTTTTTTGGGATATGGTTCCAACATAATATATCTAATTCATTATCATATTGTATGCTATTTTGATGGGTTTTAATTATATAAAACTTATTCTTATCTTCTTTTTTTATGATATAATTTTATAGATCTATCTTTCTTATTAAATAAATTTTTAACAAAAATAAGATTTTTAGTTATAATTTTAGATTCTTTATTAAAACAACAAAACATGTTATTATAAAAAAAATATATTACTTAATTTCTACAAAATAAAATTTATTAATTTTATAAAAATGTTATTTATGCCTTTTGGACTTTTTTAGGGAATTGAGATGATAGATATTTTTGTAAATTAAAGTAAGTATATCCTTTTTCGGTATCGGTTTTGCCATTTTTATCTTTTTTAACTGAATCTAGAGGACTCAAAATTGATCCAAGTTTATCGTCTGGGATAAATCGTCTTTTATTCTCAGGGACTTGTAATTTGGCGGTTTTAATATAGGCTGTTACTTTTTTTGTTACTTCGGTTCTGGCTACCATAGTTCCATGTTTAACACCTAGAAAATCACACAATGTATTAGTAATAGCAGTAGGTTTCGCAAAACCACTTGGTGCTCTTTTAGGCTTATTTGGATCCTTTACCTTTTTTCTTGATTTAGAAGCATTCTTTTTTAGTTCTTTACATCTCTTTTGATGAGCTTTCATAACTTTTTTAAGATTAGAAGTAAGTCTTTTTTGAGCCTTATACATTTCTTCACTATGAGATACAAGTTCTTTAAAAAGAAGTTCGACTTCGACTCCAGATGACTCAGTTGAAGCATCGGCGACGGCTTCTGTTGAAACAGGGGCTACAACAGCTTCTACTACAGGAGTAACTGCAACAGTAGCTGATAGTTTCTTTTCAACTTTAGTTTTTTTACTAACTTTTGTCTTCTTAGCTTTAGTTTTTTTACTAACAGATGTTTTTGTCGTGTTGGTTGTTTTTGATTTGCTTGGCATTTTATATTTATATTTAACTCCTTAATTTTAAGTAATTTATTCAAATTTATTTTAAATCAATTTAAATCAATTTATAATTTAAAGAAAATCAATTAAATTAAAATTATAGATCCTTATTTGTGTAATGTTTTTTTAGATTTTTCATATAATTATTTTTATATATATAATTATTTTTAGAATACATTAAATTAATTCTTTTTTTATAGGTATATTTATTAATATTTGAATTTTTATCCATAAAAGAATATATTTCTTTTAAATTTTCTTTTATAGGGTTATTAATAATGTCTATGAATTTACTTGTTTCTATATTTTTTAAATTGTATATGTCCCTTAATTTTTGATAATTATATTTGACTAATAATCCCTTTTTACTATTAATTTCTTCTATATTTTTATATTTACTAATAATTTCATATATTTGAAATTGATTAAAACCCTTTATTCTTTGAACATAATCGTTCCCACATAATATACATAAGTCTATAAATTCAGATTTATTTAATTTCATTTCGTTCATTATTTTATTAAAATCATATTCTAATACATAATCTTTTTTATTCGAATATTTTTGAATTACTACATCAGCACCACAAGCAATAGTATCCATATCTTCTGATAAAATCATATCTACTAAATTATCTAATACAAGTTTACAACAAAAATGTTCAGATTCACATGGGGCATCTATATATTTGATTCCCATTATATTTAACATATACTTTACCTTATTTATTATTTTTTTGGTAACATATATTAATCCCTTGCTATATAATTTAATCTGTTTATTTATTTTACTAATTTGTAGGTTTTTTTCATATGTATTTAAATCACTATTATTTATAGTTGAAATTAAACTATTTAAATTCAATATTTTTTTTTTTAATTTTTCTTTGTTTTTTCGCCTATTCAAAATAGTTTTAGTTTTTTCTTCTGGTGGCTTTCCATCAAAAACATATATAGGTTCAATATTAAATTTTTTTAATTTATTAATTTGAAAAAAAATTCCATCTATGCCATTATTCCCTCCATATAAATATTTATATAAATATAAATTAGCATCTATAGCTACTCTTTTATTAGAATATTTACGTAAATCTACAACTTTTATTGCGTTTTTGGCATATTTATTTATTATACTATTTAAACTTTTTATACCCATTTAATGAGTTTATACAATATAATATATTAATATTTATATCAATAAAATTGGAAAAATTAAATATATAATATTTAAAGTTAAATAATTATATATATTATCTAAATAAATATCTATAATTTATAAGTATAAATTATAATCAATACTGGTCATTCTTAATGTTTTTGAAGTTATATTTTTTACATTCATAATAAATTGGGCATTTTTTTTAAAAGTTTCAGCTAAATAATCAAATAAATGATCCAAATTAATATATTTTTCATTCATTATATTGGTAATAAAATATTCTGGATCAAACAAAAGAATAGTTTTTAGTATAAAATATGAAAACACAGATGTTTTTTCTTTCCATTTTGATTTAGACAATAGACATTCTTCTAAATTAAAAAAGGTTGATAAATCATTGTATCCAAAATGAAGTAAAATTTTTTTACACTGTTGTAAATTAAAATTATATTCAGTATTCAATAAGTCTACTAAATTTAAATTATGTAAAGAACTATTAATTAAACAATGATATATTACAGCCATACATTCGGTATATGCTTCCGCTAAATTAATTTTCATATTTTCAGGAATGTTGAAATGACATTTAAACTTATAATCAATAGTTTTATCATTATCCCATATATATTTGTCTAATTTACACGCATGTATCATTTCATGAATTAATACCTTTTCTATTTCCTCTTCTCTAAATAAAGTAATTTCAGTTTTACCGTTATAATAAATTGTAGTAAAACCAGAATTTATCGATTTTGGACCAACATTTACAGTATTATTAATTAACTCTTTTTTAATTTTTGTAGGAAAAAAATTTAGAGTAAAATTAGTGATAATTTTATTATGTAATTCTAAAATTGTAAAAGTTTTTAATATTAATAGGGAAGTTTTAATTTTATTATATCCATTATTTGAAAAAAATTTAAAAGTTATAGTATTTAATCCACAAGATATTATATAAATTTCTAAAGTATTCATTTTAGTGATTATTTCTTCTTGGATATCAATACTAATAAATTTTGTTATTATATTTGTATCGTATATTTCATATAAATCATTTAATATAACATTTGAAAAAAGCATTTTATTGGTATCTTCATATATATCATTACAAAGTGAATCACATGTATTAATAATTTCATTTTTAGTGAGATTATTACTATTAATATCATAAATAAATTTTTTAAGATTAGGGTTATCTTTATTTTTGCTCATATTTTTAATAATATTTATCAAATCGTTAAAATCATATTTTAGTGGGATTTTAATTGTTTTTTCTTTATTGATATTTAAATTATGTAATATATTATTGATATTATTGTTTATTTTTTTTAATTTAGAATTTAAATCTTTAAAGTTAATATTTACATTTGAAATTTTTAGTTTACTATTAGAAAAGGTATTTACAATATTAAATTTTAAAGTCATATCTAATATTATAATATATTTTAGTCATATAAATTTAGTTTATTAAAAATATTTTTAGTCATATCCGAATACAAATAATATGAAGAAATAGGCATAGAATATAATCTATCTTTTGATGTTATTTTGAATACAATATATGCATCTCCTCTTTTATGTTCAGACCATATAGGAAATCCCTTATTGTTTAACTTGATAATTAATGAATTATTCTTAAATAAATTTATTGATCTATTTATGTTAATATCTAAAAATTCAAAAATAAAATGAAAACCGTCATGATAATCAATAAACCCAATATCAATATTTATCAATAAATCATATGAATTTATGCGTTGTAATTTATCATTAGGTTCGTCAACTAAAGTAAATTTAATTTTTTTATCTTTTAATGTTATTTCTTGTGTATTAAATTCAGTTTTTAATTTATATATATATGACTGTTGTTTTTCTAATATATTTATCGTAAAATCAGAAAATTTGAAATAAATTTCTAATGGGAGTATAATATTATTATTTTCACATATTTTATGAATATCTATTATGTGTATATTATTTTTTACTTTATTAAATGACTCTGTATTTTTGTTTCTCGAGTTATTTAAATAAATTTTTAATGCCTCTAAACTATCAGTAATAATACTTTTACTATCAATATTTGTAAATATATCTTTAATATTTCCATTTTCCGATTGATTAATTGCTTCACTTATATTTGAATAAGTATTTGAAATAAATTTTACAATTTTAGGATCAACATCTTTGAATATATGTTGAAATAAATTTTCAGGGGAAACAAAATTGTGATGAACTTTTCCAAAATTGTCGTATATTTTTTTTTTTTCTGGATCAGATAATATCTGATATGCTTCAGAAATTTCTTTAAACTTTTTGGAAGATTCTTCTTTATCTCCTATATTTTTATCTGGATGATATTTTAGAGCTAATTTTCTATATGCTTTTTTAATATCTTCAATAGAAGTATTTTTATTAACTTTTAAAATGTCATATGGATTCATTTATTATATCTTTCAATAAGTATTCTTTTTATATAAATAAAAAATTTTTCTAAATTATAAAAAGGTTTTTTACCTATACAGCTTCTGTGTTCATTTAAAGCAGCTTCTTCACAAATCATAATCATTTCGCTGTCTGTAAAAATTTTTTTATTTGATAAAAAATGAACATACTCTTTAAAAATATCTGCGTCAGAATAATTTAACAGATGTATTTGATATATGATGATCCGAATACTGTCTATAAATTCTAACCCATCTTTTTCTAAACAATTTTGGATTTTATTACAAAAAATGATTAGTGGATTATCAATAAATTTATTATCAATTTGATAATCCAATATAATCATATTTAAATTATATAAATCTCTTTTAGATCTTACTATTACTTCATTCATAATACTGTTACTTAAATTTAAGTTATTTTTATTTGATATAAATTTCAAATGATCTAGTAATTCATCTTTATTAGGGAGAGGAACTCTTATTGAGTAACATCTACTTATCACAGCATCATCTACTTTACTAATATTAGTGGCAGTAAATATAAATCTAGATGAATTATATAATTTTTCCATCATTCTTCTTAGAGCTAATTGTGCTAATTTGGTAGTTCTACCTATACTATTAACAATAATTATTCTATAATTATTTGTAACAGATTTGTTGGTAGCTAAATCTTTAATAAAAGATGTTAATACATGTTTATCATATAAACCATATTCGAACAAATTAATTTCTAAAAAATATATACTCTGTTTAATTATGATTTTAACTTCATTGTTATTTATTTTTATTGAATATTCTTTAATTTGATATGTAATTTTTTCCAAATCAAAAATATATTTTAAATAATTTTTGATTAATGTTTTTTTCCCGCTATTTTTAGGACCATATAGTAATATATTAGGTAAATTGTCCCTATTATATATTTTAAGTAATTCTATTGGATTTTTGTGAATTTTATAGTCATTTAAATTAGATGTAATAAAGGTATCAAACATAAGTTACTAAATTGAAATTATGTTTAATATTGAATAATTTTTAATATGCGTAATCTTTTTTATTTAAAAATATTAATTATTATTAAATGAACAAAATTATTGATATTCAAAGAGAAAAATTAGATAATTTTTATAAAATATCAGAAGATTTATTATTAAATTTAAATAATTGTATAAATATGGATTCGCAATCTAAGTTATCACTAATGGATAAATTACGAATGTTAAATAATAAACTGTTTATATTAGAAGATGATATAAACGAAATATTATATGATTTAAAAATAAATCGTTGTTCATTATCAAGAACAGCTAGATTAAGACTACAAGAAGAGACCAGAACTAATAATTTAATAAACGAGGTTTCGCCTTTGTTATTATATTATTTAATTAATAGAAATTAAGGTTAATTTAAAAAATTAAGGTCAAACTCTTCTAGATAACTATTATTTTCATCATATGCGTAATTTCCTTCAATTTTTTTTTTAATTATTCCACATTTTTTTAATATATCCCATTCAATACTTATTAATTGTTCGATTACTGATATTCCAGGAGTAGTATTATGACTATAATCTTCCTTTAAACTATTTAATAAATTTGTTATTACATTACTATCTGAACCATGTGATAATACGCTTTTTGTTGGATGAATAATATTAATTGGTATTTGATTAGCAGAAGCATTTGATTTAAAATTAGTAATACTGGTTAAAGAGTCTTCATTGGGATAAAACAGTAGGTTTATAGTTACTTTATCATTATTTATGTAATTTTTACTAAATAATATATCTGAATTTTGTCCTATATAATATAAGTTTACCGTATCGAATGTTCCATTTACTATCCAATTATTCAAAATTTCACTTTGACTTGCTTCATCTATATTTAATCCAGCTATATAAATGTTTTTATTATCTATATTTATTGCAGTATAATTATCTTCCGTTTCAGTAACATCGTCGTTATCTTGTGCCTTTTGTATAAGATCGGTTTTTACTTTATCAAGATTTGAGTTCTCAGTAGTAGTATTATTACTATAAACTATGACATGAATAGAATTGGTGTCCGTACCGTTTAAAAGATCAACCATGGTATCACAAATTCCCGGATAATAGAAATACATATTAGTGTGTTCAACATTTCTTAAGTTATCTAATGATGAAATAGGAAGAATAAATTCTTTATCTGGATATTCTAATGAGAAATAAGATTGACCGAGATTCGATTCACATTTCATTATATCTAAATCATCAATGTATAGAATACATTTATCATTTTTATTATTATCTAAAAACTCTTTTAAATTTTGTGGAGTTGAAAATTGGTGTAACTTTATATTATTGAGATCATCTAATATACGTATAGCGTTGTCATTAATTATCTTAGTATCATATACAAATAGTATTTTATTTCTATTATCCGCTAATGATTGTAATAATAAAACAGATATTAATTTTAATGTATTTTTATCACTCATATAATATATAAAAATAAAAAAATAATTAAAAAATCTATCTATTTATTTTTTATTTAACAATTATGGTGGACCAGGAACTCCACGAGGACCTCTTGGACCTTTAGGACCACGTGGTCCAGTCTTATTTCTAATTTTAATATAGGCATAAATTGTAAATATAATATCTAAAATAAGTAAAGTTAAAGTTACTATTAATAATATTGTGAGTTTTTTATTATCTAATTCCATATATATATTTACTTAGAAAAAACTTCAGTATTAAAATAAATGGAAAATTATATAATTTCAGACATTAAAATCAATAATTTTAAAAAACAAAGAAAAGGAACAGCTGAGATTAAATTCATTGATAGAACATACTTAGACTCATTTAAAGAATATTTAAAAAATGAAATAGATAATTTTTCACCAAATAAAAATAACAGTGAAATTCATTTATTAATAAAATCTATGTGGCATCATTATATTTTTAATAATGTTCCAGATGATAAATATTATGATTTTCTCAAAAAACTTAACGGAAATTTGGGGGATAATATATCTTAATGTTTATAATTTAAATAATACTATTTATTTAACTATTTAGTATTATTTAAAAATAGAATATAATTATATAATATATAATGTCTAAAGAACAAAAAGACGATCCCCAATTAAAATGGGAAATTAAAACTTGGGATGTTATAGATAATTATTTTAAAAATATTAATAATTATTTGTCAAGATCTCAATTAGATTCATATAATTTATTTTTAACAGAACAACTCCCAAAAACTATTAGACAGTTTAATCCGATAGTTCTTCCATATGGAAGTACATCAAATGATTTTTCTTTTGAAATTGAAATAATAATTGGAGGGACATGCGATGATAAATTAACAGATAATATAATTTCCAAAAATGAGGATGATTATGAAGAGGATATAATAATTAATAATGATGGTAAAGGAATTTATATAGCTAAACCTATAATTCAACAAAAAAAAAAGGAATTTGGGGGTTTTAATTATCACATTAAACAATTGTACCCTAACGAAGCAAGATTAAAAAATTTAACATATAAATCGGAAATTTCATGTGATGTTTTTGTAAAATTAAAAGTAATTAAACAATCAAATAATACAACATATTATAAATATAAGAGATTTGATAAAGTTCCCTTGGGAAATATACCTATAATGCTCCAATCTAATGCATGTATATTGAATAATATGAAGGGAAATATGTTATATAAAATGGGCGAGTGTTCTTATGATCAAGGGGGATACTTTATAATAGATGGTAAAGAAAAGGTTATAGTAGCACAGGAAAGACAAGTTGAAAATAAAATATATGTAAAAAAATTTAGTTCTGAAGATTATGCTTTATATGAATCGGAAATAAGATCAGTTCCTGAAAATATTTTTCAACCTGCTAGAATAACCAAAATTTCTATGCTAAATAAAAAAAATTCCCCGCAACTTAAAATTAAGGAAAATACTTTGAGGGTTACTATACCAAATGTATCTGGTGATATACCATTATTTGTATTATATAGAGCTCTTGGAGTAATATCTGATAAAGAAATTATTTTATATATAATAGGTTCTTATGAAGGGAAGCTTAATACAAAAATTACAGAAATTTTAAGACCTAGTATTTTAGAAGCAGCCTTTATAAATACCCAAAACTTAGCATTTAATTTTATTAAAGATAGAGTAACAGCGTATGGTAAACGAATAGACAATCAAGAATCAAAATTTATGTTTACAATGGATATCATAAAAAATTATTTTTTACCACATGTAGGAAAACAAATTTTACCTAAAATAGAATTTTTATCACATATGGTGAGAGAAATAATTTATACTAAATTATCAATAAGACAACCAACAGACAGAGATAGTTTTATAAATAAGAGAGTAGATATTTCAGGGTTTTTGGTTGGAACAATTTTCAGAGATTTATACTTTAGGGTTAAAAATAAATTAGAAGAAAATTTAAATAAATCTTATACTTCTAAAGATACTACTTCAAATAGAACAGGACATTATTGGAAAGAATCTCCAACAAACTCTTTAGAATATAATTTTTGGAATATAATAGGAGATCAAGATATTAGTTTTAATAAAATGACATCTCTTATTGATATTAGTATAATGAATGAAGGGTTTATGTATGCCTTTAAAAATTGTTGGGGACTTAAAAATGCTCCATGTAAACAAGGCATTGTTCAAGATTTATCCCGATTAAACTATTTAAGTTTCATTTCTCATTTGAGAAGAGTTAATACACCTATTGATAAAAGTGCTAAAATTAGAGCTCCTCATTCTCTACATGGTAGTTCATTTGGTGTAATGTGTCCATGTGAAACTCCTGACGGTGGTAATATAGGGGTCAGGAAAAATATATCTTTATTCGCTCAAGTAACTTTTGGAACAAATTCTGAAAAATTATATAAAATGTTGTATACATATGGAGTAAAATCTATATATAATGTTAATCATAGTATTCGAAAAGATTGTTGTAAGATTTTTTTAAATGAGAGATTAATAGGTTATCATGATAATCCAGAGATATTTAGTTATAAAATAAAATTATTAAGAAGAAATGCTTTAATAAATATTTATACATCTATTTCTTGGTATGTAAGTGATAATATTATAAAAATATCTACCGATTCAGGTAGATGTTGTAGACCACTTTATATAGTGAAAAATAATAGATTGAAAATAACATCGGAAATTATTGATTCATTGAATGATGAAAATTACACTTGGAAAAATTTAATATGTGGAACATCAGGCATTACCGCACAAAATGGAGAACCTTTTAATGATTATGATGATAATTTCTATTGTACAGATTTACCAATTGAAGATTTAGAGAATACTGCTGGATATATCGAATATATTGATACAGAAGAATCAAATACATCATTAATAGCAATGTCTCCTTTTGATTTAGATAAATCTATTCATAAATTTACTCATTGTGAAATACACCCCAGTATGATGTTTGGAGTTCTTGCTGCTAATTTACCTTTTGTTGAAAGAAATCCAGCTCCTAGAAACCAGTATTCGTGCGCACAAGCGAAACAAGGACTAGGTATGTATGCTTCTAATTTCAGAAACCGTATGGATACCAAAGGTCAAATTATGCATTATCCTCAAAAACCTATAATACATTCAAAAATTTCCAAATATTTATTTACTAATGATTTACCACATGGAATTAATGCGATAGTTGCTATAGGATGCTATTCGGGGTATAATCAAGAAGATTCTATATTATTTAATGAAGGAGCCGTTAAGAGAGGTTTATTTAGATCAACTATTTTCAAAACTTATTCTGACAGGGAAGAATTAGTTGAAGGGTCAAAAGAAAGAGAATATTTTAGAATTCCTGATCCTAAAGTAACTAAAAATATTAAAAGTGCTAATTATTTTAAATTAAATGATAATGGAATGATAAAGGAAGGTATTAAAGTTAATGAAAACGATATAATATTTGGTAAAGTTATTGGAACTAAAGAAAAAGATGAAAATGGTAATAAACTATTCTTAGATAATTCAACATTTTTAAAACGAAATGAGTATGGTATTGTTGATAAAGTATATTTTAATATGGGAAATGATAATCAAAAATACGCTAAAGTAAGAATAAGAAAAGATAAAATACCTGAAGTAGGTGATAAATTTGCTTCCAGGTTTGGGCAAAAAGGAACAATAGGAATGTTAATTCCAGAGGAGGATATGCCTTTTACTAAGGAAGGTATTGTTCCAGATTTAATTATAAACCCTCATGCTATACCAAGTAGAATGACTTTAGGACAATTATTGGAAGTAATCTTGGGAAAATTATGTATTAATATAGGTAATTGTGCCGAATTAACAGCTTTTTCAAATTTTAATGTTAAATTAATGGGAGATTCGTTAGAGAAAATTGGATACGAGAAAAATTGTAACGAAGTGTTATACAATGGAAGAACAGGTAAGCAATTAAAAGTTAATGTTTTTATAGGACCAACTTTTTATCAAAGACTTACACATCAAGTTGCTGGAAAATTTTATTCTAGGGGAGAAGGTGTTAAGGCAAGTTTATCTAATCAACCAGTGGGTGGAAGAGCAGCAGGTGGGGGTTTACGTATAGGTGAGATGGAGAGGGATGCGATACTTGCTCATGGGGCTTCAAGTTTTTTAAAAGAGAGTATGATGGAAAGATCTGATAAATATCAATTTTATATTTCAAGTAAAAGTGGATTAATCGCAATTGTTAATAAAGCAAAAAATATATTTGAGGATTTTAGCAATGATTCCACTGAAATAACTGTAGATGAAAAAGGAATTATTACTAAAAAAAGCACTGAAATTTCAGATAGTGATTTTTGTTGTATTGAAGCACCATATACTTTTAAATTATTTTTACAAGAAATAGAAACTATGTGTATAGCACCCAGACTTGTGGTGAAAAAAATTAAGGAAAAATGGCAAGATATTTCAAATATAACCAGTGAAGAAATGGATTCATTTAAACGTGATTTCATACCTCATGGATATTATACTAAAAAAGGAACACATTTAACAAAACCATTGAGAAGCTTTCATAATTATATCAAAGATATATTAATTTCAGGTAGTAGTAAACATCCTATGCATAATTCTTTAATGGATACATCGGTAGGTAGGGGAGGTGATATATTGAAATGGTATGGGGGAAACTATACAACTATATTAGGTATAGATATTGAACGTAGTGGTATAGAAGATGTAGACACCTTATTGGGAAAAGGGGCTAGGCAACGTATTGATGAATTAAAAAAAGGTTTAGGACCAGCTAACAGAAATAGAGCTATACAAAAATGGGCTAAAGATTCTAAAATAGAATTAATAGTAGCAGATACTTCTAAAAATTTAAGAAATTTAGATGGAGTTGATCAATCATATAGAGGAGATATAACAAAATTTTTCGAAGTATATTCAGAAAATTCTTTTGATACTATTTCTAGTCAATTTAGTTTACATTATTATTTAGAAGATCAAAATTCTTTAGAAAATTTGTTTCAAAACGTTAGACAAAATATTAAACCTAATGGATACTTTTTAGTTACATGTTTTGATGGAGATGCGGTATTTGATTTACTTAAAAAAAACAAAGATAATTTACCAGTTAAAGGGAAAGTATTTGATAAGGATTTGAACGAAAAAACTAAAGTTTGGCAAATAAATAAAGGTGATGATTTAGATTTATCAAGATCTTCCCTAGATGATACTTTAGAAGAAGGATTTTCAAATAAAATTAAAGTTCAATTTGAATCAATAGGTGGTTGGATTGACGAATATTTAGTCAGTAAAAAATTGGTTATTAATGTTGCAGCTAAATATGGTTTACATATTGTAAATAAAGAAGAATCTAAAAAGTTTAAATATATTAATTCTGGAACAGGAATGTTTAAAGATATTTATGACGAGTTTAATGATCATTCTGAAAAAAGAGTTGATCTGCAGCAAAAAAATAAACATATTTGGGATCTTGGAAGTAGAAAGTATCGTGATTTGAGAACATATTCCTTCTTAAATAGATATTACATATTCAAATACCAGGGTGATTTATACATGGATAATTTAAATAGTAAGAGTAAGTGTTTGGAATATTATAAAATGAAACAACAACAGCAATTAAATTCTAAATATAAAGACCAAGATCGATTTATACTTACTGCGTATGACAAAAAACAATTAAGACAATTTATTGTCGAGGAAAGAGCAAATCAGGGATCAGGAAATATTACTGTACAGTCCGATAACAATGGACCTTTTGAAAATGGAACAAATTTAACTATATTGAATTTATATTTAAATCAAATGATGTCACATGAATTTTATACAGAAATTAACCATATATCTTTTTCTAATACACTAAACTATATGTATGAAACTATAGGGTGTGGTATTTTTACAAAAATAAAAAATAATATTTTAGTATCATATGTTCCTTTTGCGGACATACGTAACCCAAATTTAGAAAATGGTTTTAATGAAAAACATTTAAAGCACATATTAATTTGGAGATCAATGTTGGAAAATTTATGTCAAAATGTCAGCTTATCAGATGTAGAATTTTTTATAAATTTATTGGATTCGCCAACTTTAGACAATCCAGAAGAAGGCGAATTGGTAGATTCATATATGCCTATTTTAAGTTTCTTAAATGATTCTAAACATTCAGATTTATTGTTACCTAATAGTTATGATTGGAGTGTAGTTTCTAAAAAACATATTCCTCCATTATGTGATAAAAATGATCAACTATCTTTTACTGCTTATTCTAAATCTGAATGGAGATGGGAAAATAGAATGAAAAAAGCTGTATTTATTAAAAACACAAAAGCCGACAGCAATGAAGAGTTACAGAAAGAGGAGTATAATACATTAATACATGTTGTAGAAGATGATTGGTCAATTATGAATTATGAGGATGAAAATGGAGTACGTAATTATAAATATGCCTTATATGGGGATATCTGTTCAAGTGATAATCTAATTAATTTATTATCTTCTGGATCAGTGTTGATAAAAATAAAATCCCCATCAAAAAAAATGTATTGGTATTCCAAATTTTTAATTGAAAATGAACATTATATATCTGTCGAGAATGATTTGAGTAATCTTCAAGAACAAATAAATTGGTGTAAAGTAAATGATTCTGATTGTGAAAAAATGGCTGAAAACACAATAAATTTATGTAAAAAATTATTTTCAGAAGAAGGTATATATTGGTATATGGAACACACCTGTAACAATATATCGAGTAAAATACAAAATAATTCAGTAATAGAAAATGTATTTGTCGAAGTAGTGAGAGAGAATATAATCAGGGACAATACATTATTTAAGAGTGAAAAAATTGGGATTTTAATTGGCAAAGGAGGTTCGAACTTAAAAAAATTAAAAAATCAATATGATTGTTCTATAGAAATAAGTGACACATCTGAAGATAGAGATGGTATAGACTATAAGAGGATATTTGTTACTGGTAAAGAGAGTAATATTACTGATTTAATTGCGGAAATAGATAAATTAAATTTAACAGAGTATAGAATAGTTCCAATATTTAACGTTCATGCGGGAATATTCATCGGTAAAGGGGGTGAAAATATTAAAAAACTTACTGACTGGTGTAGGGTAACAATTTTTAATAGCCCATTAAAAGAAAAAAATAATACCAAATCGATATCATATTGGAAAATAATAGGTATAGGAGAGGACATAGATTTATTACTTAAAATTATGGATAAGTTTATAAATATGTCGAAAAGAAATATTATAAATATCTATAGTTGGAAGGATAGAGATTTATCTAAAATGTATAATGGAAATGAATATTCTACAGAGAGTGAAATAATATTAAACAAAACTTATACTGGATTACAACGTAAATTCGGAATAATTATACCTATATATGATTTAGACGAAGCTACTGTTAATGAATTCGAATCATTACCGCAAAAAGATGATGATGGAAGTCTTGGTTATGGGAAAGTAGAAGACAAAAGAGGTTATACATTAGAAGAAGCGCGACGTGAAAATAAAGTTTGGGCAGGTAAACATACACATTTTTTCAAAGAAAGAAATGGTTTTCCTCTTGAAATACAGGAAAAAATACTTATGGATGATGTATCTGCATTTAGTATAACCGCTTCACATTTTGCGGACCAAATATCTGAACTAATTTTAAAACAAGAGGGTATTGGACCAGAAATGTCTATAATTGATGCTACCGCATGTGTAGGAGGTAATGCTATGTCTTTTGGTAAATATTTTAGAAATGTAGAAGCAATTGAATTAGATGTTAATAGGGCTAGTTTTTTAAAGCATAATATGGAACTCATTAACACCCACTTTCAAAAAGATGAAAGACACTTTGGTAGTTTTAAAACTCATGCCGGTAGTTATGAAAATGAATTAGAAAGAATAGATAGTTCAAATAAAGATATAATATTTTTTGATCCTCCGTGGGGAGGAGAAGATTATGACGAACATGCACAAATTATGTTAACACTTGGTGATAAAACGATGACTCAAATAGTTAATACAGTAAGTCGGGAGTTTAATTTTATTGTTTTAAAAGTTCCTAAAAATTTTGATTTAGATAGCTTTAAAAAAAATTTAAAGGAAGAATTAACAATTGTAAAAGAAGAAGATTTAAAAGGAGGACAGCGAAAAGTAATTAAAATGAAAATATTAATAATTAAAGTAAATAAACTAGCTAATACAAAATATGACGACGACAAGGATGATGATTATATAAACTATGAAAGAAATGGGGGCGGAGAAACAACGGATATTCTAAATAAAAATATAAGTAAATTAAAAATATTACTAGATACTTATAGAAAAAGTTCTCAAATAGATCTTCCTAATTACGAAATATATGTTGTCAGACAACAACAAAAACAGGTAAATTATAACATTGTTCCAGAAGAAATAGTATGTAATAAGAATAAAGAAAATAAGAATGGATTTTTGAAATTTAATAAAGGTAGTTTAATTAATACAGGTTGTGAATTGGCACAAAAACAGAATTGTGATTATATTATTATTCATAATGTCCATTTATTACCCAAAGAAGATTTGATACCTGAATATTTTGTTTATCCTGAAAACGGACCTTTAAATTTATCATCATCTAATGATAAATATAAATTATCGGGAAGTTTCTCACCAAATCAACATGAAAGAATAGGAATATTATCAATAAATACTGGTCATTATCAACAAATTAATGGATTTCCTAATCATATGTGGGGATGGGGATTCGAAGACAAAATATTTTTAGATAGACTAACAAAAAATAATTTATATCCCAAAGACATAAGATATTTAGAAAATAATATTACAGATAATGGGAAAGACTGGGAAGGTGGCATAGAAAATAAATCAAAAACTATATTAAATAATATAAATATTTCAAATCAAATAGGAGAAAAAGAGTGGAAGATACAAGATTGGACAAATACAAAAAGTGGTATAATACAAAATGAATATGTTACTATAAAATCTGAGAAGAAAATATCAACAGGTGTAATTTTATATAATGTAATTCCAAATGAAAAAACTTATCCATATATTCGAAGAAAATTACAAATAGAATGGAATAAATTTTTTGATGGACATATGAGTTTGACGGAAAAACAAAAAATATATTATTGTATTTATAAATCTTTACAAGTTCATTTTAACATAAGAACTGAAAATGATTTAAATGTTGAACAAATTACTTTAGAAAATCTTGGAAATAATAAGGAAAATATTTTAAATAGATTACCAGTTATATTTAATCAAATAAAAATTTATTTAGTCAATTCGAGTAAAGATATTCCAGATAGTGTAGAGAAATTGTCAAAATTATTTATAAATTTATCATCTACCGGAACTCCAACTATTAAGATTAGTGAACATGAGACAACTTATCCTAAATATACCAATGAATCTTTTAGAAATTATTCTCAATTGACTGATGATTTAACTAATGAATTACAACAAGATCCTTGGCAAGTTCCAGGTAGTGCTTATCAATTAGATCATGGATCTAAATTCGAAGTGGGTAGCACCGAATATGAAGAAGGATGGGATTTTGGTGATAGTTATAATAGAAAGCCTAAAGTTTACTCTAATTTTAATCAATTAAATGACGATGAACAACCAAGCCCAAATTATTCACCAACGAATCCAGATTATATACCAACGAATCCAGATTATATACCAACGAGCCCAGATTATTCACCAACAAGTCCAGGTAATGTGTCAGAAAAGGAATCTATACAAACTTCTGATTTATTAGAAACGGCCTCTTCAGATTCAAGTAGAGGAAATATATTACCCAGTATAAGAGCTGAGTCAGAAAACGAATCTACACAAACTTCTGATTTATTAGAAGTAACTTCGTCTGAGCCAAGTCCTCAATTAGCTGTTGCTTCCAATGATAATATTCCTGAGCAGTTTATAACAGAGGATTCACAAATATCTTCAAAATCTTTAGAAAACACAGATGTAGACACAGCTATTACTCCTAAAAATATAAAAATTATTAAATTTAATCAACCAGTATCAAAATTTAAAGGATCTAATAAAAGCTCATTAACTAACACAGAAGATTTTAGAATATCTTCAGTTTCTAATCAATCGTCATCATCTATTTCTTCAAGTATATCTTCAGATCCAAGTATATCTCAGGAGGCAAGTATATCTCAGGAGACAGGTATATCTGGGGAACCAAGTATAAGTTTAGTCCCAATAAAAAAGAAAATTATTAAAAAAAAGATTATTAAAAAAAAAAAGAAACAGTAAAAAAACATAAGAAATTAATATTAAATTTTTAAATTTTTAAATAATAAAGAATATATATATTTAAAAATTTGATAACAGTTATTTAAAATAATTATTATTATAAATTTATTAAATGGATATTATTTCACAATATTATAGAGCATACAAAACTGTATTAGAAATGATAGAAGATAGGAATTATATAGTTCCTAATGAATATAAGGAAATTGATGATAAGACATTTAAATACCTATATTCAAATTCAAAATTAGATATATTTATTAAGAATGATACAGACAATGATAATAAGCTTTTTGCTAAATTTATACTATTGAATAAGGTTAAACCTAATTTTATCAGGGAGTTAATTTCTAAAATTAAAGAAGAATTTATAACTGAAGAAAAAGATAAAATGTTGCTAATTTTGAAAAATAAACCAAATAATAGTATTTTAAAAATTATTAAGGAATCTAAATATAAATGCTGTCAAATATTTTGGCTAAATAATTTACAATTTAATATTACTAAACATTCATTAGTTCCAAAACATATAAAATTAAATGAAGAAGAAATAATTAATTTATTAAAAAAATATTCATTAAAAGATAGATTACAATTGCCAATAATTAATAAGGAGGATCCTGTAATTAAATATTATGATATAATACCAAATAGTGTAGTAAAAATAGATAGGCCAAGTAAAACAATGGGTAACTATGAATTTTATAGATGCGTTAGATAATTATTTAATAATATAATTATAGTTCCTTATAAAATTTCTTTCTATAATATATAGATGTGTGATTCAAATTTTATCAGAAAAGAATGTAATTACAAAAATGACTACCAATGTCAACGCAAATGTAATATAAGTAAATTAAAAGAATTATATGATACAGAATTACAAAATTATTATACTACATATAATGAATACCTTAAATATAAATATGACCGATCTTCAAACCAAGCATTAATGAGAGCAAGAGCTGAATCTGAGTTAAGACCTAAGGTAGTAAGAATTAATAATAGATTAAATAAGGTTTTAACAGATTTAAAATCTAATATAGAATATACCCAAGATTTAATTAAAAAACAAGAAAATGGTATTAAAGTAAAAAATAATTTAATTTATAGAAGAAATACCAGATTGTCAAAACAAAATGATATGATTAATGGAAGAAGTGATGAATTAGTAACAAAGGAAAGACAAATAGAAACAGGAGGGGAAAGAAATAGTTATAAAAGGTTATCTATGTATGTATTAATTATTTTAAATATTGTAGCTATAATATTTTTAATGAAGTATTTAATGAAATAAATAGGAACTTTAATAAAGTTTTTATTTATTTAATATGGAAAATAAATAAGATAATGTCTTAATATTTTCTTATTATAATATATATATGCCATCTTATAGAGCCTCCACTGATGCAAATGCTGATATGCTTAAAAAGGCAGAGATTATGTACCGAGCAGATGCTGAAAACACTGCTTTAACCAGAGGTATTGGTGCAGATGAATTAGATAGACAGGAATCACTAAAAGCAATTAATCAAAAATTAAATATGTTAAGAAGTGAAAAAGCTAAAGCTTTGGAAGAAAAAGAAATGCAGTATAATAGAGATACTACTGTATTACAGTCTTTGTATGATAACGAAATGAAATCTGAAATAGTTTTAGAAAAACAAGATAGAGAAATGAATAGAAATGAAAAAAAAATAGGTAGTATTAAACAAGATGTGTTAACATTAAGAAGACAAGTAGAGATAGCTCAAGATGAAACATGGAGAAGAAATAATAAATTATTTTTATTAAAAAGTTTATTTACTTATTTATTGGGGGTAATGATTCCCTTAATTTTATTAAAAAATGATAAATTATCAATGAAAAGAACATCTATATCGATAATGGTTTTAACAGTTCTTTTTGCATTAATAATTCTTTGGAATCTATTTCATGGGAAAAATAGACATAAATTAAGATATAACTTAAGACATTGGTCAAGTCCAAAATTATCAGATATAGTTGATCAAGAAGACGAAGATGAAGTGAATAATCAAGTAGAAAATAAAATTCAAAAACAAAGAAGAAAAGAAAAGGGTAAAGTTATGAAATTTTTACATGAAGTTAAAACTGATCTTAGTCAATCGTTAAGAAACAAGAATTACAGACAAGCCGCTGAGCTTCAAGAAATATTTGATCAGTTGAGAAATGGTTTAAAAGATGGTAATTCATTTGGTGGATTTGATAATGACGAAGCATTACAAGCATTTATAACAAACTATGAAAAAGGAAAAGCAGAAGGATTAGAGGAACACAAGAATAATTTAATGAAACAATTACACGAATTAAAAATGAAAAAAAATACATCTAAAACACATATAGATCAACTTAATAAAGACTATAAACGCGAGAGAAAGGAAACAAATATTGTGAGAAAAGATATAAGAACTGCTAACAGAGATATGTATAATTTGAAAAAAAATCTTAGAAAAACCGAATCAGAACTTAATAGATATAAATAAATATTATAGATTATATTAAAATATTTATATATATTAATATGGGAGCTAAACCAAGTAGGCCAAAAAGACGAGCGAGAAGCCCTAGTTGTGGTTATTATAAGAATCAACGTGATGCCTATCGGAGAGAAAAAGACATTTATAAAAATAGAAGTAATTATTATTCGAGATTATATAATAAAGCACAAAAAAAGGCTATAGAAATACAATCAGAACTTAATTTGCTAAGAGAACAAGCCGGTAATCCCCAAAAGCATAAGGAAAAAGCAAAAGAACTATTTCACCATCTTGAAAAAAGATATTTGGATAGATTGTCTCTTATATCAACGCAGCAAAATTTATTAGATAGACAAAATGTATTAATTAGTGCAAAAGGTAAGAAAATAAAGGAAAATAAAAAAAAACTAGACAAACAATTAGATAAAATAGATACATCAACAAGACAAATAAATTATGATATGGATGAAAATATTGATAAAAACTATTTTATTAAGTATTTAAAATTGTGCTTTTTAATTATTGGTATTTTAATAATAGGTTTATTGATAAGAGAATATAAAAAATAAATTTACTAAACAGGCATACTACATATATTTAATACAATAAAAATAATAAGATCTATTTAAGAATATTATTATTTTTAATCTAATTATAATTAATCTAATTCATCGCGATCACTATCTATCGAACAACTATCTAATACTTTGATACCTCTCCATCCTCTCTTACTATAAGTTGTTCCTTCAACCCAGTATTTATTAAATTTCTTATCCATATATAACTTAAGTTCACTACGTTTTTTATGATTATTATTACCATGATTGTCCTTATACCAATTTTTATATTCATCAAAGAGGACATTAATTAATATAAGTTTAGAATTTTCGACATCATCTTCTTCTAGAGTAATAATTTTATCATTCGAAAATTCTTGAAAGTGATCTTGGCCTTCTCGATATTTATTTGTATATTCTCTAACTTCATTTGGTTCAATAAGATCTTTATTTTTATTTGCCATATATACATGAACTAAAATAGACATAAATGGTTCTGCCCAATCATCAAACTTTTCATTAAGTGATTCATCTATAGGGAATTCCGGATATTTTTCACTCTTAGGTACCCACTCACTGTTAATATATTCCCCATCAGGCTCATGTCTAAATTTAGAATTAAATTCAACGAGCACAACTCTTCTCCAAGTTCCATCGTCATCCGGTGGTAACTCCGGTTTATCATTACATGTTAATACCATTTTAAATTGAGGTTTAAATTCAATAGGTTCTTTAAATAATGCTCTAGCAATAATTTTATCACCACCAGTTAATTCTTTCATTAGACCCACATTTAATTTTGTTTTTTCATCTGGTTCTTGCATATTTACAAATCTCTTTCCTTTAGTTCTTGCCAATTCAGGATTAGCATTTGTAGAAGCCCCCCTCTTTTGCGTTAAATTAGAAATATTCATTTTTCCAGCATATTCTCCTACTGCTCTTTCTAGTAATTCAATTACCTTGGATTTTCCATTACCACCACTTCCTGACCAAACATGAAATTTTTCACTTTTAGTTGATCCACTTAAAAACGTAGCCATTAATTTAATAACAAATTCTCTTACATTTCTATTTGTTAAGACTTGTGATAAGAATTTATATATATCCTGAATTTCTTGTGATTGTTCGTCATAAGGTATGTATTCAATTTTTGTAGACATTGATACGTAATCTTCTGGACGACCTTTTCTAAATTCCCCAGTTTCTAAATCTAATACACCATTATCAAAGCCAAGAAGATTGAGGTTACTGTCTAATTTATTGAAAAATTCTCTTTTAAAGTCATAGAATAATTCAGCACATTCGGTCATAATATTACTTTTAAATGAGGTTTCTTTTAGTCTAGATGAAATTTTCCAAAGCTTATCTTTCTTTTCATCCCATTCATCTCCTGCTTCATATGATTTATGACTTGCGTTTGTAGCCTCTTTATTGAATAGTTGATATATTTCTACAGAAATCTTTTTCTTTAAATTAATACCTTTATCGTCTTCAACCCAACGATGTTCATCTTTATTATAATAATACCATAAATTATCTTTAATAGAAACACATACATATTCGTCTTTGAACATATGATGCATAACTTTAGCAACGTCATAACTACTACCCTTTCCTTTTTTACCAATACATTTGTAAATAAGCGGATGAAGATCTTTATTTAAAGTTTCTTGGTATTTAGTAGGATTATCTTCTTTTGCCCATAATTTTAAACTACCTATACCTAAACCATAATCTCTCATACTATCCCAGGCTTCTATGTAAGAAGAATCTGGTTCTTTTTCATATCCTGTTCCATTTTGTCTACCCCAATCCATCCATTTTTTCAATAAATGGTCAGTTTTATTATGAATGTTATGTAAAGACCATCCTACTTCAATCCATGTATCATGATTAATAGCTCTTTTAATATTTAAACAATCTACATATTCGAAAATTATAATTAGTTCTTTTTTGGTTACTGAAAATTTTTTCTTTTTACCCTTTTTACTATATTTTCTTTTTTTTAATGCCAAGGCATTTCTTTTAGTTTTATATTCTTCCAATTCAGATTGTTTTTCAAACTTTATAAGAGATAATTCATCTTTATTTCTAACAGACAATAATTTTACTAAATCTTTGCTAGTATATGTATTTAATGGAATTTCAGTATATTTATTATCATATATTTCTACAATTTTAACAACTTTATATGCTTGGGCATTTTTTTTTTTTGAAGAACCATACATCTGCCAATTATTTCTATCAATAACCGCTTTATCGAAAATATCAGCATAAGCATTATCAAACTTGAATTTTTCTAGAATTTTATCACATTCATCTGATTTATATACATCATCTCTAAATATTAGTTGTAATTCAGTTTCCGTGCATAAATATGGAAACATGATATGAACTCCGTCCTTGACTCTAACCATTCCATTTTCATTTTCTTTAGGTTTTTTAGTTTTTTTATCAATATCATATACTGGATTATCTTTTTGTAGAATGAAACAATGTCTTTCTTCTGGATCAGGTGTTACAAACCATTGTTCCATTTTATTCATATATAATTGACAAACCTTAACTATATCTTCTAATTCATATATTCTTACAGGTTTATTATCGTCTTGTTTATTTTGCCAAAATCTAAAATCCATATCTATTTTAACAGGTGTAATATGACAGTCTCTAATACCCTCTGTTAAATGTGCTTGTTTTTTATTAGTGAATATATGTTCATAATACTTTTCAAAAAATTCATCTTGAAGTTGTGAATTTTTGGGATCAATATAATAACTAGCAGGTGGATTTGTTATACTTGTATGAGTAAACTCAGTATTAGCTCGATGTTTTTTTAAAAATATTTCTAAAGAACTAAGATCTTTATTATTAATACTAAGTTTGATTTTCGGCATTCTATTATAATAACAATAAATAATTTTTAAGTTTTAACAATTCAAAATTTATTTATTCATTCTTTTAAATATTAAATATATAAACGATTAACCTGGTCATATAATATACACGTTAGTGAATTTATGCATGTATATGGTTTTTAATTAGTATTTATACACTCTAATTTATACCATTTTTGTAAATCGTCGTAAAAAGTAGTATTTATATTTACCAAATCTCTTTTTTCTTTACAATATTTCAACGCCTCGTCAATGGTCATATTGTGGTATTTTGATAAATAAGCAATTACAATTGTTGCAGATCTACTTGACCCCATAAAACAATGAACAAGTATATTTTTTTTTTTATTGGAATCTCCATTTTTTTTATTATTATCTACAACATTATTATTATCTACATCATTATTATTATCTACATCATTATCTACATCATTATCTACATCATTATTATTTTCTAATATATAATTTCTTATTTTTTTTATAGTGATGGATAAGAAATCGGTTAGATGATTATTATTTAAATCTTTTACAGTTATGTTATAATATTCTATATCAGATACATCATTGTAATAATTTGGAATCTCTTCAGTGATGTTAATAATTAATTTAATATTATTATTTATTATGTTTGAATAATTGGAAGCATTATATGCGTTACCTAGATAAATAGTATCAATTATATGCGTTGGTTCATACGTTAAATTATACATATTTACTATTAAACCACCATTATGGGGATATACTCTTTCAACTTTTTGATAATCATTATAATAATAGTCAATAATTGAACTTATAGATTTATCTTTTAACATTCTTGACATATAATATAAATTATAAAGTGACTGTATCATTTAACATTTATGCCTATTTTATTTTTATATATTATTTTTAATTAATTAAAAATAAACAAAATTTGATTTGAAATTATTGATTATATGATGAATAAATAAACAAATGTCTAAAGTTTCATATAGTAATTCATTATCACCTATAGCGAGAACTAGAGTTATGGCAGATCGAAATTTAGTTTTAAAAGATAGAGAGGGATATACATCAAGTGATATTCATTTTGATTTTAACACTGATAAAATAAATAATTTATTTAAAATTCTTATGATTGGTTCACGAGATTTGGATAATCCCTATTTTGGTGGTTTCTTTATGTTTCAAGGAAAGTTTCCTGACCAGTATCCTTTTTTCCCACCCCATGTATTAGCAAAGACACAAGGAGAAAATACACGGTTTCATCCAAATTATTATGTCAATGGTAAATGTTGTTTATCAATATTAGGAACATGGTCCGGTCCTCCTTGGACAAGTTGTCAAAATTTAGGGACAGTATCACAATCTCTTAAAATGCTATTTATAGATAATCCTATAACCCAGGAACCATCCTGGGAAAAATGCATAGATGAACGAGCAAAGGCATATCAGAGAATAATATCATATAGAACATTACAAGTAGCAGTGTTAAATATGTTAAATAAACCACCTAATAATTTTGAAAAATTTCTACCTGTCATGGAAAAAAGTTTCATCGAACTGTATTCAAAATATATGGAAAAAATTGAAAAAATGAAAAAATTACATGGAAAAACAGAGAAATCGCCAATTTATGGCATGAAGGTAACCTATAATATTAATGATTTAGAAAAAGATTATAAATCAATGTATAGTAAATTATATCCTAAATACAATAAGGAGGTTAAAAAAAATAACCCTACAGTGAACAAAAGTATTTTACCCGTAGATATTAATATAGTAAATAGTAATGATTCCATAGATTTAAATACATCTATAACAAAAGATGATATTGAAGAAATAAAGAAACATATAAAAAAAAAAAGAGTGCCTAATAAAGCCGCAAAAAATTTTGACGAAGGATTTAGTATGGTTTCAGAAAATAATGGAAACACTTACAAAGTTATAAAAACAACAAAAGGTCACAAAAGATGGAAAAAAATTTCACAGAGTGTAAGCATTTAAATATAATTTACAATTAAATATTAATGGATTATTTTTTATTACAGCTTCAGTATAATATTAAATTAACTATTAATAATATTGTTAAAAAATATAATTTATCTAAAAAAGATTTATTATATGAGTTTTACCCTAAAAATTTAAACAATAATTTAAAAAAGAGTTTAAAAGAATATTTGAAAAACAAAAAAACTTTAAATATTTCTCACCATATAAATACTAAATATTTTAAAGATAACTGTGGAAATAAATATTTAATTGTTGATTCAAATCCCATAATTACATATGGATGTGAATATACTGCCATTAAAGTTTGAATATTTGTTCTATTTAATTAAGAAGATTTAAAATTATTTAAATTTGATTATTTATTTAAAATTTATATAATATAATATATTATATCTATGAATTTTTGTCCTAAATGTCGTTTTATGTTATATACTAAAAGAGTTAAAGATGATTCAGAAGACTCAAGTGATTCGGAAAATTACATATTAAAAAACTATTGTAAAAATTGTGGTTGGGAAGGAGAATATAATAATTCAGAAGGAGATAAAATTACAGTTTATAAACAAAATTACACTAATGAATTTTTGACAGAAACTGCTTTATTGAGCCAATATACTATTAATGATCCAACGCTTCCAAGAATAAGTAATATTAAATGTGTTAATACCAATTGTTTAACTAATTTACAAGTAGATGATAGAGACATATATCATTGTAAAAATTTAACAGATGTAGAAATAGAAGACATAAAAAATGTGTTTACGGAAGTAGAAAAAATAAATCAAGAGGAGTTATTAATAATTCTAAAAGAGGGCAAACAAGAGCAGTTATCCTCCACATTGGGAAAATATTCTAAAAAAATTACTAAATTTGTAAAACCGCAAAGGGAGATTATATTTATGAAATATGATCCTATAAATTTAAAATATATGTATATTTGTTCTACGTGTAAAACTACTTGGAAAAATGATTAGTATAAATAATTATATATAAATTTGATATATATTTAAAAATATAATAATAATATATAATAACTAAATGACTGATTCCCTTGATATAGAACAATCAGCTTCAGAATCATTTTCAATAGATGATCAAACAATTGATGAAAAATCAGATTCTAACAGTTTAGATGGTGATTCTATAGATATGACATCAGAATTAACATCTATTAATGAAAAAATTACAAATGTTAATTTATATAGAAAATATGAAATAATTTCTAATACAAATACCTATAACAACTATTATAAAAATAATAAAAAGGCAACGCCTTATTTGACTAAATACGAAAAGGCTAAAATATTAGGAGTTAGAGCACAAATGATATCAAATGGTAGTCCTCCAATGATTAGTGTTCCCAATAATATCACAAGCACTTATGATATAGCTCTTTTAGAATTTAATGAAGATAAAATACCATTATTAATAAGAAGATTCTTACCAAACGGAAACTATGAAGATTGGAGATTAGAAGATATGGTTTTAAAATGAAAGAAAATTTTTAAGTTTTTTTTTATCAATAAAATTCAATAATTTTCTATTAAATTGGTACATTCCAAAGAAAAGCATATTAACTTTGGCTTCTTCTGAAATAGTATTAATATAAATTTCTCTATATTCATATGTTAGTATTTTAATAAAATAATTTGTTTCATCTAAACAATGAAAAGAAAAAATATTAGAACTATTATTTTTATTTTCTAGATTAGTTTTTTTATAAAAATTTACATTTCCAAAAACTTCTATGAGTAAATTATTTGAATGTAATGACTCAATATTAATTAATTTAATTATTTCTCCTTTAGTATCTATACCTATTGTGGAATAAATATTTATAGGAATATTTTCAGTTATATTTGTTTGATTAAAATCAATTTCAAAAACTTCCATATATATTATTTATTAAAATAATTCTTTAAATAAATAATATGTATAATTATTGCTTCCATCTTTTTCCACAATTTAAGCATGTAATAAATGTAGTCATGGGTTCATCTGCAGAACGGGTTTGTAATTGATAATAGGTACATTCGTTTTTTTTACATCTTCCACACTTAAATATATCGGTTGCCATTTCCTTCCTTGTCTCATATAATAATTTATCTCTTTTATTTTTTTCATCTAAAAATTTTTTCCAATTTTCGGGAAAAAGACGTATTGGTTCCATATCAGCCAATTGATATGGTTTAAATTCACCAGATTTTAATCTTGAAATAAGTCTATTATTATTTATATATGATGTTTTATCTAAATTAGAATAAACCGATCTAGTTTTAGCCAAGTAAATTTTTTTAAAAATTTTATTATCCCATCTTTTTATAATACCTTTTTTGTCAGCAAAGGCTAGAGAAGAATTATATATTCCTTTTTCAATACCTTTAGAATAAATTTTTCCATTTTCTTCACCATCTAGTAGTTGTTCAAATTTTTCTATTATATTTTGTCTAATAGTATCCATTTAAATACTTAATTTAATAATGTTAATTTTAAATCAAAATTTATTAAATATTAATTTAATTCTTTTCTGAATCTGTTTCACTTAAATTATTATTTGACATTGATATATTTATAGAATCAGAACTTTTCTCTGAATTAGATGATTCATTACTTTTAGATTCGGTGCTCTTATCTGAATTAGATGACCCATTTTCAATACTTTCACTATCACTATGAAGTGACATATTATCATCTTCAGATGTTTCATCTTCTGTTTTAAATTCCTCTTCCTCGCCTATACTTTCTTCGTCAATTTCATCTATCTCATCGGAATTAACAATAAAACTATCATCAGAATCGTATTCGTCATTTTTAGTATCCGATTCTGTATCCGATTCACCTAGTGATTCAAATCCACCAAATGCTTTTTCTATAAATTGTTCATATTCATCCTTAGATAGGTGAACAATTGTTCTATCATTATATGAGTTATTAGAGCTTATAGATTTTAATACTAATATATCTCCAAAATATAAATCACTATCTTCTGGAGGAGGTAATTCTGTTTTATTTTCACTACCTGATTTACCTGTTTTCCAACCTAAAATTGATATAACGTATTCACCCATATCATAATCACAGTGTCTTTCAAAATTATTTGTTCCTGTTTTTTTAAATAAATTTTTAATTTGACCAATATTAATTTCATTAATATTTAGTTCAGAATTTATATTTTTCTGGACAATTGATCCTGAAGTTCTTAATAAAATGCATTGTTTTTTATTCATTTATTTAGTATATTTAATTTTTTTAACTTTAAGTAAAATTAAGTATCAAATTTAAATATTATTTATAAATTAAATTAAAAATATATAATATAGAATGATATATAAACAAAAAAAAACTTTAGAAGAAAGACTTAAGGAATCATCTAGAATATTAAGTAAATATAGTAATAGAGTTCCTATAATAGTCGAAAGGGTTCAAAATTGTAACAATATAGCGAATATTGATAGAAATAAATTTTTAGTTCCAGGGGATTTATCAATGGGACAATTTTTATATGTTATTAGAAAAAGAATTAAATTAGATTCGTATATGGCAATTTATCTGTTTGTGAATGATACCGTTTTAATACCATCATCCGATCTTATGTCATCTATTTATGAAAAATACCATAGTGATGATAAATTTTTATATATTAGTTACGCAGGTGAAAATACTTTTGGATAATTTTATAAATTTGATTATAATTTGATTACATTATTATTTAAATATTAAGTATAATAATTGATTAATGGAAGATTTTATAACTAATAATATATCAATTGTTAATAAAAATAATAATTTAATAATAAAAGTAGGTAAAAAAAATAATGGAACATTTATTAATAAAGTTTCACATAAAGTGGTTGAAGTATTTATGAGTAATATTTATCAGAAGTTTCCACATATAAAAAAATTTAAAGTCAATACTAATAAAAAAATTTATAAAAACAAAAACAGTTTGACTATTGTGGATAATAGAAATTACGATAATTATACATATCGGATTATAAATTCAGAAATAATTAAAAATATAAATCAATATGATTTACACTTATCAGTTGTTAAAAAAGAGGATCAAGATGAATGTGTTACTTCATTATACGAATACCATGATATTGAAAAAATAGAGGAATATATTATAGATATTAACAATTTATTTAATGTTATAATTACAAATACTACAAATAATAGAGATAGTTGGTTTTCAATTGTAATTGAAATTAAAAAACCAAATAGTTCAAAAAAATTATACAATAAAATATTATCAGTAATTAATATGTTATAATAAGGATAAACAAAAAAAAAATTATCCCTATTATATATAATGAATTTTCATACTTTTACTATATCGATTGTTTATTTTTTTACTATTATTATTGTTCATATAGTTTTAAAAAATAATAATAATAACCTTGAACGTGATTACAATAATTACGAGGAATCTGATTATGAAACTGATTACTCTGATAATGAAATGGTTTTAGATATTGATACCATAGATGATTTAAGACAACAAACTATCCAAAGAACTAAAGGAAAAGATAATATACAAAATATTTCTCAAGAAGAATCTGAAGATATCAAAAATGAGTTGTTAAAATATTTGGATATTGAAAAAATAGAATCTGAAGATACCAAAAACGAGTTAATAGAAAAAAATCAAAGTTCTGAAATTACTGATTTAAAAAATGAATCACCAGAAAAAACTTTAGATGAAAATGTATTAGCTTATGATGATTTAGATACTTCATATGCTTCATTTTCTTGATTTTGATTTTTCTAAATTTAAGATATTATGACCAATAGTAAATCGCTCCTTGCTTGCTAACAACTTTTCTGCATCTGTTGGATACACAAAGTCTAAAAAAGCTATATCGCGTGTTAAGTTTCTATCATATTTATCCGATAATACTTTCAGTCTTTCTATTTCACCGAAAGGCCTAAACATATCTTTTAATGAATACTCCATTTGTTTGATATCTTCTTCAGCTGGTATATTTTTTATAACGATCGAAAATTTTTCAAGATTCATATTTTCGGCTAATTTACTTTTCATCCCACTTGGTATAAAACTATTTTTAGTAAAACCAGATTCTGATGTAGAGCTTATAATAGGAGATGTGAAATCTTTTAAATTTTTAAATTTTTCTAAATTTTTCATACTAGGACGAAAAGCTTTCATAGCACTTGAAAAACTGGGAACATTTTTTCTATCAGGTTTAGTAAAAATGTTATTTTTATTTTTAATAGTTTTTGGACTTTCAATAAATACTTCAGCACCTAATGTAGTGATACCATCATTTGGATTTTGATTAGACTGTGTTACTTTAGCAAGACCAAAAGGTTTAATACTCTCGTATCTTTTTTTAATTTCAGCTTTTTTACCATGTATTCTTTTATTCGTTATGGTTTTAATAGCTTCTAATCCATTTTTCTGCATATAAGTATACTTTTCAATTTTGATATGAGTAACATAGGGATATTTTTTTATTCGAATTGATAAATCCTTTTCAAATTCTTCAATTGGAACGTATTCGGATATTTCGCTTTTAATTAGAGGTAATTTAGAAAGATCTATATCGATATGATTTTTTTTTTCCATTAATTTAATATTAATTGTAAATGTTTAAATAATATATAAATGTTTAATCAAATTTAAATTTGATATTAAAAGATTGTCAATATAAAGTATTATTAACGATGGATACTAATAAAATAGAATTCTGTAATAAATATGCGTATAATATTAAAAATAACAGATTAAAATCTGACATATTAAAAAAATTAACTGAAATATTTCAAATAAAAATTATTTCAAATAATAATGATTTATATAATCAAAAAAAAGACTTATTTACTTTGCAAAAATATAACCATTATTTATCTACAATTACGAGTGGTAATAAATATCTATTATATTTAACAACAATAAATAATGAAAGATATAGTATATTAATTGATAGAAAATTATCATCATCTCATAAGTATCCTAAGATGTTAATAGTAAATTTCAGATTTTCTGAAAAAATATTTAATAATACTATTTTTGAATGCGAATTAATTAAAGATAAATATAAAAAATGGACAATATTATTAGATTCGTTAATAGTCTATAATAATAAAAAATTAACGAATAATTTATTAGATAATGTATCACAGATGTATACAATTCTTGAAAAAAACTATTATGAAGATGAAAGTATTCAACTATGTAATATTAGAGTAAGGAAATATTTTGTATATACTGAGTTAAATTATTTAATAAATAAATTTATACCTAAAAGTAAATATAAAATCATAGGTTTATTATTTCATACTGTCTCCTTACATAGACCAAATATATCATTATATTTTAATACATCAGATATACCAGTTAATTACTATACAAATAATGATTTAAATTTTATCAAGAATTTAGATTCATTGAAAAACGCAAGTATATTAGAAGATAAACTTTTAACACAAATCAAAAAAGAAAAAGAATTAATCGAATCGAGAAAAGAAACTATTGATGAAGATTTAGATTTTTTGAAATTTTTTGAAAATGATAATAACAGTTTAAAATTTGATGAAAAACTATTTACATTTTTGGTTAAAAAAGATACAGAATTACCAAATATATATTACTTGTATGATTCTAAAAAGAAGAAAATCCATAAAAATTCAGTAGCTCGCATAGATACATTAGAATGTTCTGAATTTATGAAAAAAATATTTGAAAATAGATTAGAATATTATTTAGATTGTAAATACAATAAGAAATTTAAAAAGTGGATACCTGAAAATATATCACATAATAAAAATTTAGTAGATTATTATGAAATAAAGAAATATATTAAGAATACTTAAAAGATTATTGACTGGTAACATTGTTTGTATTATTAATTACTTGCTCTTTTGCTTCTTCATTTGTTTTATCAGTATCATCTGTAGAAACCATAAATGTTGATACAGCTTGGTGAATTAGAGATGCTTCTTGAAGTGAATAAGCGCCCTTTTCTTGAGCTACTTGGGCAGCTCTAATTAAAACTTTAATTGCGTCTGTTTGGGATAATTCATTAGATAAATTTATATTAGAGTTAGATTGTATAGGTGATTGATTGGTTGAAACTTGTTCAGACTGACTCATAATTATATATAATTATTATTTTCTTATTTTTAAATATTTTTAAATTAATTAATATTATGTTTATATATTATATATGAGCAAAAATTCTAACTATATTGGAAAAGATTGTTTAGGTAATCCTATTAATCAGTTAGGGACAAATAATACTAGCACTCCTAGTTTATCTGAAATTTCTTTTAATAGTAGATATTCTTTAGGTAGAACAGCTGTAGGAGGAGGAAATCATAATTCATGCGATGAATGTGAATGTGACTGTGATTGTCCATCTTCAAGTTGTGATTCAAGTTGTGATTGTTGTTCCATGGAATCAATGGGTGGTGGTCCAGATTGTGGATGCACTGGAGAACAAGAAGCCGGGGGGTATTACGTTGGAGTAGAAAAAAGCGTAGGTGGATTACCTGAAATTGTTCCTTATTTTGATTGTAATAAACCAGATTATGCTCCCAGAGATGCTTCACCAGCTGTTAAACCAGGATTTAATAATTCACAAAAAGCAGGAGCCATTATTTATAATTATATTACTAATCCAATAACTGGTCGAAAAGTTAATATAAATGGTAAAATTGGCAAAAAAGTATTATTAAATTATTTACACCAATCGGGGGGTATGAGAAGTTTAGATACCGCTTTTACAGGAGCCGAATCAATTCTTGATACTAATATGTCTAATAGAGAATTTGGATGTCGTCAACCACAATGGGATCCCAAATGTGTTTAATAAGATTGTAATATATAAAATTAAATATTAATATATATTATAATGTCCAAAAAATATAAATTTACCCAACAACATATGACAGGAGGTAATAGATGTTTTGGTAATTTAGCTACCGGTAATGGTTGCCAACAAACAACAGATACTAGTCAATATTTAACACCATGTCAATCTCTTCCTTTAGATTCAGGATTCAATCAAAAAGCAGGTAGTGAAAAATGCCAAAAAATAATAGATGTTAGTCAATATTTAACACCATGTCAATCTCTTCCTTTAGATTCAGGATTCAATCAAAAAGCAGGGGGTAAATATAATTATATAGTTAATCCTAAAACAGGTAGAAAAGTTAATATAAATGGTAAAATTGGTAAACAAATTTTACGGAAGTATTTATATAATGTTCAAAAAAAAATTGAAAAATTGTAGGAATAATATTGATATTTAAAATAATGTATTGAAAAGGACGATAAAGTAGAAATAAGATAAAAAATAAGATGAAAAGACGTTAATATCTAATACATAAATTTTTTGTATTACTTTGAGATGATGTTTCGTAACCTACATGTGATCTCAAATCAATACATTGAATTTCACCATAATCATCAGTATGGCAACATTTAGTGAAACCCATTTTTAATAATTCTTTTTTACACTCATTACAAGGCGCGGATTCCTTAAATTTTCTTAATTTTTGTTGCTCTTCATCGTTTGGTATCCTAAAAACCCATATAACATATTGTTTTAATCTATATTTAGGAGGATGATTTGGTTTTTTTCTAATGCTAAAAACGCGGCTTTTTTTTCTTAGATTTCAGATAGCACTGTTCGAATTTTCTAATAGCATCCATTTCAGCATGAAGACAGCATGCTATTTTTTTTCTAGATATAGTTCGCTGATTACTATTATGACCAGCAAGTATAAATTTAGAATATCCTTTAGTAATAATTGAACTATGTTTATGAAAACATGGAGATTTAAGTGCTTCACGGTACGCAATATTTTTCATAGTTGGATTCATTTTATAATATTTTAAATTTAACATAGACTGGTTATTGATTTTAAATATATATTATGATATATTAATCAAATTTATTTTTTTTTATAGTTTAAAAAAATTAGTTTATAATATTTTTAAAAATTAATTTTATAACATTTCAAATAGTTTAAATTTAGTGTTATAACATTTTAATTAGTTAACATTATATCGTTCTTCTTAAATCTTTATATTAAATCTAAATTAAATTTGATATTAATTAAGCATATCTTAAGTTAAGCATATCTTTAGTTAAACATATAATGTCTGAAAAAAAAACTAAAAAGAAATTAAATATTAAAAAGAAAAGCCCCGTAAAAACATCATTAACGCAGAGAGGATATGCATTAACAAAAACCGAATTTGGTTTTAAAGATATTAATAGATGTAAAAAAGAATTAACGGTAAGTCCATTTGTAAATAACAATTTTGGTGCCCAAAGTAAACCATTTCCAATTTATTTGGAAAGTAATAAAAAATTATATTTGCCTAAATATTATGGATTAGAAACATTTGGGGAACCAGACCATGTTAAAGCGAAGAAGGGTGAAAATATTGAATTGGAATTTAAAGGAGAAATGAGACAAAAGCAATTAGCACCAGTAAAGGCATTTTTAGATTCATGTAAGAAAGGAAGCTACGTAAAATATAGTAGAGGAGGGATTATTTCATTACCATGTGGTTATGGTAAATGTTTAGGTATAAATACTCCTATTCTGATGTACGATGGAACTATAAAGATGGTTCAATATATTCAAATTGGTGATAAATTAATGGGCGATGATTCAAAACCTAGAAATGTTCTAAGTTTAGCAAGGGGTAGAGAACAAATGTACAAAGTTATACCAACAAAAGGCGATCCATATATTGTAAATGAATCACATATTCTATCTCTAAAAAGTTCAGGTGAAAAAAGTAGCTATCCGAAAGGAGCTAAGGTAGATATGTCAGTAAAAGACTATCTTTCTTTACCAGAATCTTATCATAGTAAAGAAGGTCCATTATTAGGTTATCGCGTATCCGCAAAATTTTCTGAAAAAACTATTGATATGGAACCTTATGCTTTAGGTTATTGGTTAGGAGATAGTGATTCAAGTGGTGAAAAAAATATTACAGGTATAGGGTCAAATGGTGAAAATAAATTTTTAAATATGTTAAAAAGTAATAATTTAATACTGAATAAACATATTCCATATAATTATAAATGTAATACACGAGAAATTCAATTAGAATTATTGGCCGGTATTATTGATTCAGTTGGAAGTTATGACAAAGGTGGCTACAATATAATACAACAAAGAGAAAATTTAATTGATGATATTATATATGTTGCCAGATCTCTTGGATTTGCTGCTTATAAATCAAGGTGTGAAAAAAAACCTGGAACATATTATAGAACAAATATACATGGAGATGGATTGGAGGAAATACCAGTTAAATGTATCAGAAAAAAAACATTACCTCGTCAACAAATTAAAGATGTATTATCAACCAGAATACGATTGGAAAAATTAGAGGTTGATAATTATTATGGATTTGAAATTGATGGTAATAGACGATTTCTACTAGGAGATTATACTGTTACGCATAATACAATTTGTGCCCTATATATTATATCTAAACTTTCTAAAAAAACACTTGTCATTGTACATAAAGAATTTTTGATCAATCAATGGAAAGAACGTATTGCTCAATTTTTGCCTGATGCTCGAATTGGAACTATACAAGCAAAGACTATAGATATTGATAATAAAGATATAGTTATTGGTATGCTACAAAGTATATCAATGAAAGAGTATCCTTTGGATACATTTCAGAGTTTTGGTTTAACTATTGTAGATGAATGTCATCATATTTCTGCTGAAGTTTTTTCACGATCTCTTCCAAAAGTAAATAGCCAATATAGTCTTGGATTATCAGCTACACCTAAAAGAAAGGATGGTTTATCAAAAGTGTTTTATTGGTTTTTGGGACCTATGATACATCAAATAAGTAAAAGAGATGATTTTCTTGTAGATATTAATATAGCTGAATATAACTGCCAAGATGAAAATTATTGTAAAGAAGAAATAGCTGGGTTTAAGGGCCAAATATGTACTCCAAGAATGATTAATAATGTCACTGGTTATTATAGGAGGTTAGAATTAGTAATACAAATTATTAAGAAATTACTTGACCAAGGAAAAAAAATTTTAGTTCTAAGTGATCGTAGGGCACATTTAACAAATATATACACAGCTATTACTGATCGTAAAATATCAGATATAGGATATTATGTAGGTGGGATGAAACAAAAGGATCTAAAATTATCAGAAGAAAGATCAATTATTTTAGGAACATATTCTATGAGCAGCGAAGGTATGGATATACCTGATTTAGATGCCGTTGTTTTTGCTTCTCCTAAATCAGATATTATACAGTCGATTGGTCGAATACTAAGAAAGAAACATAAAAAACCTCCTATTGCTTGGGATATTGTAGATAATTTTTCAATATTTCCAAGACAATATATAAAAAGACGAACTTATTATCGGAAAATGAAATATAATATAAATATTTATGAAATTCATGATAATCCAAATATAAGTATAGAATCAATGTTATCTCAATTAAATAAATCACCAAAAAAAGATTGCAAGAAAAAAAGGAAAAAGAAAGAACCTGAATTAGCAGAATATATGTTTGTGGAAGATACATCCTAAAATAATTAAATTTAATCGTAATTATCTGGAAGAGGAGCAAAACCAATAACACATTCTAAATTTTCACATTCTAATTCACCATTTTTATCCATTAATTGAGATGAAATAACTAATTTACCTTCTCTAAGTCTTATAATACATTTATGGAAAAAGAATTTTCCACCATTTTTAGTAAAATATGATTTTTCTAGTTCTTTGACACGATGAACTGTAACTTTTTGTTTTTCACCAAAAGTATCATCTAGAATAGTAACCGGAGTTTTCCAAGCTAATATATCTCCCGCAGTTTTAACAATATATATTTTATCCTCTATAAAAGTTATACCCATATTTTCTGGAAAGAGAAATTTCAATACATCTTCTGGTAAATTCCAAAAAATTATTGGTTCTTCAATATCTAATGGATAATTAACTAAAAATACATTATTATTATCTCTTCTAATATCTAAATTCTCATAATCGTATATTTTTTCTATTTTAGATCTTTTATCAATAATTCCATTATCAGTAAATTCTATATTTAAATTTTTGGGAGGTATTACACCTATACAATTTCGATAACAATCTTCTAATGTAATTCCTGTCCCTATTCCGAGAGATGGTTTGTTTTTTGGTCCCACATTAGTTGTAAAAAGAATATAAGTTTGGTTTGGAGGTTGTAAAATTTTAGTCATTTAAAAAATATTAATTAACATTTAAAAAAAATATTAATTTATATTCAAATTTTTATAAATATATTTTCACTTTATAAATATATTTCACTTTATATAATATCTTTCATTTTTATTAATATTTTTTTAGATATATACGCAGATATTGTAAAAAGTATTCCTCCCCAAAACATATCTATTAATGCTATTTTTAAATTATACTTTCTAATAATTGCTAAATTAGTGAAATCAAATACACCATAAATAATAATACCCAATAATCCTCCATAAATAATACTGTCTTTTAAAAGACTTTTATCTTTAATATTAGGGATTGAATATACGGATAATCCCAGGGCAAGTAATAAATAAGCTACAAATGCTGCCGATGAATTTATTTTAAAAGAACTAACTTGTATATCCTCAATCATTTTTTTCCACATTGGTGACATAATTTGTGATATTACAGGGATATCTATAATACCTATTACAATTAAACTAACTATATATGTTTTAATAAAATTAATCATTTATTATATAATATTGAAATATTATTATTTTTAGATTATATTAACAGATTTTCCATCGTTTAAAATTTCTAAAATTTCAACATTTTTTTGATCATTGTCACCACCAAAAGCTGTAGACATTCCTATATCAGCCATCCAAATTTTATTATTACAACTAGGTGTTATTTTATTTTTAGGAGTATGTCCGACTACCATACCTCCATGTTTACCAATTTTCAGAATATTTAAAGTTTTTTCAAGTATATGGCAATTTTGATTAACTTTACTGGAATATGCCCTATTCCATAATATACCACTGCTACCAAATATAAGATTTTCTATTTTAGGGGAAATATTTTTTAAATTAACATTTCCTAATAAAATATTTCTTACAATATCATTCATTTCAGGTATAGTAAAATTATCTACATGTTCTGGTAGTAATCCAGCGTGGACAAATAACCAACTACCTATTCTCATTACTCCATTAGTATTACATGCTAATTTTTTAGCTATTGGGCCACCTGGTTGAAATAATAATTTTCTTAATTTATTACCTCCGAATCCAGATATATGATCATTAGTGGCATATCTAAAATCCCCCATTACATTCATTAGTTCGTGATTCCCTATTAAATTATAAACAGCGCCATTTACTTTTTTTGCGATATTATGTAAATGATGCATAAATTCGATAATTCTTAATTCTTCTAATTGATCATGTGTATAATCTACTGAATAAGATCCTCTACCCCCTTTATCTATTTGATCTCCCAATTGAACAACTATAGTATTACCACCTTTCCAATTTCCGTGTAAATCTATAACTTTAGATTTATAGAGTGCTTTCAATAATGCATTAAAATCTCCATGAATATCACCAATAACTATTATACGGGTTTTTTGATTTTTTTTGAATACTATTTCAGATGGCGGTATAATAGAACACTTGTTATTACATTTTTTTTGATGTTTTCCTATTTGATCAATATAAAATTGTATAGGTTTAAATATATTCTTATTTAATTTAAATAACATTTAGAATAATACAAGAAAAAAAAGTTCATCTTTAACTTAAATATAATATATATTATATATAGCAATTAAATTAATTTAGTTTATGATAGTTTAGCACCATGTTGAACTAAGAAATCTTTCGCATCTGTTTTAAATACCCAAGACTTAAGAGATCCATTCCAAAATCCATTATGATAATACTTTTCACCCCAATCAGGATGTGATTTTTTAGGCTTAAGAATAAGTCCATTCTTATAATTTTTTAAAACTGTTCCGTTAAATAGTGATTTGTCCAGTTCATCATATTCATCACCATAGTCAGACATATCTGATTCACTTTCCTCTACAGACATAGCACCATTAATCATTAGAAAATTATGATATTCTTTCTTAAAGAACCAACCTTTCTTGGTTGACATCCACCATCCTTCGTGATAGTATTTTTCACCCCAATCAGGATGATTTTTTTTAGGACATAACAGATAACCTTTACCATAAGTTGTAAGAGACATATCTTTAAAGAATTGTTCGGGAGTAGAAGAATTTTTTGTTGTTTTAGTTCTTTTAGAAGATTTTTTATTACTAGATTTTCTTTTAGAAAACCATTTTGCTCCTCCTTTAATAAGATCTTCCTCACATGTAGTTGAACAAAACCAACACTTCATATTAGCATTCCAATACATCCATTTATTTCCTAATTTTACATAAGGTTCACCCGACAATGAATTTGTTTTTGTATCATCAGACTCAATTTTTAGACCATTTTTATATTTCTTAATATAAAGGTTTTTAAGAGACAATTCATTTGAAATATTTTTTTTTCTAGATTTAACTGTTCTCGGCTTTCTTGCAACTTTTGACGGGGTGTCGCTTTGTTTCTTGTATGCTTTTAATCTGCTTCTTGTTGTTACTGGCAT